TGTGCTTTACCAGCAATATCACCAGCGGTTTAAGCCGCCGCACCGATGCCACTAGGAACTCCCACGTTAGCCGCAGTACCAAACGCTTGTTGTTGCAAAGGTGAAGCGCCAGCGGTCAATGGGCCACCGTATTCTTGGTATGGAGCTTCGGACAGCGCCTGACCTTTACCCAGCATGTCAGTCACATAAGGGCCAGCCCAGCTAGACAATGCGGATTCTGTACCGGTTACACCTGCATTAGCGGCAGTGCCAATACCAGAGAGACCACCTTCGGCGTAATGCTGAACAGCGCCACCAGTAGCGTAGGCTTTGGCCAGACCACCGGGCATAAACTTATCTGGGTTAATTTCTTTGCCTTGCTTCTTTGTGCCGGTACGAGCTTGACGGATACGATCCATCATGTCGTATAGCTTTTGTGCACCGGCATCAGAATTGCCATTACCCAAGTGAGACACAACATCGGCAGGGACAACGAACTCACCATGGCTAAGCGCGGCGGGTTGATCTTTACCAATTTGTGCGGGGATTTCATCAGCCATGCCGTCAGTTTTGCCTTGCAAATATCTACCTTGCGCCAACCCCATTAAACCACCTTGCGCGGCTCTAACTTCTTCAGGAGCTGCCGGGGCTACAGGGGCTTGCGCCGCTACTTTTGGCATAAAAGATACATCACCACCGTAACGAGTGCCGCCAGCACCGGGGCGACGACCGGCAGTAGGAGCGTTCACCATGTTTCGTGTTGCGGTGTAACGGGGAATACTGCCTTGGTATCCAGAAGGTGTAGATGAAGACTTGTTTGCGCCAAGCAGACCGGCCAAACCACCACCCAAAGCGCCAAGCTTAAGAATGTCTAGATTGCCTTTGCTGTCACTAAACAGTTTTTTAAGAAGCCCACTTAGCCCGCTTGTATCAGCAGTGCCGGGAAGAGTTCCACCATAAGTTGGGTCAAATACAGATTCATCCCCGCCACCCATAACTGGGGGAAGCAGACCACCGTACGTTGGATCAAAAACGCTCTCGTCACCAACGTTATACGTAGGCGGCACTTCAACACCGTAGTCATCACCGTAAATTGACATAGTTATTTCCTTTTCGCGGTGTCTTCACCAGCTGGGGTTAAATCAATATTTGACCCAAACAAATCTTCCATCAATTTTATATGGGCGTAAGGGTCTTGCATAGGGGCTTGTTGCGCTGGGGCTTGTTGTCCATACAAAAGCGCTAATAAACCCATCATATCCATACTGGATGAACTTGATGGGCGTGCGGAGGTTGTTGGAGCCTTGGCCGGTGCTTTAGATGTAGCAGCAGGGGGAGTTGCGGTGACTGGCTCCGGTAATGGCAAAGTACCATCAAACGTTGGGTCAAACACATGCTCCTTTGTTTTGTCTCGGTTGCCTGTCATCACTAGCTCAGGAAGCTTTTCCGCACCTGTAATAGGCGTGGTCGGAAAGTCTTCATCCGGACTTGGCATAGGCCGTTTACCTGTCATCACTAACTCTTCAAGCTTTTCTGCTGGTGCAGGCGCTATGTATGGTTGCAGTGATTTAATAAATTCGTCTACGCCTGTAGGTTCTTGTTGAACCGTCATTTCTTCTTTTGGACGGTCTCCCTTTATCACTAGCTCTTCAAGCTTTTTCTCTGGAGTTGGTAAGGGGAGTTCACCTGCATTTTCAAGATTCCTAAGAATGTCTTCGGACACACCACGACCAACGGTATCGCGGTTGCCGGTGATAACCATCTCGTTGTCAGCGTTAATTAGGTTAAGTATTCCTTCGTTGCTCAGGCCGCTATCCGATGGCTTATCTAGTGTGTTGATACCGATAGACTTTAAGAAGTCATCAGCTTCTTCTATTTGCGGTTCAGCAGTAAAAGATCTTGTAGTTGACGATGGCCCGTAAAGACTTTCAAGTTCACTGATCGCTCTTTGCGTATTTGCGTCTTCTTCGTCAATAGGGGTTTGTGACCGACTAATAGCTGTGTTAAGTCTATTTTCTATGAGTTGTGCTTGCTCTTCTGGGTCAAGAGGTGGTTCTGTCGATGAAGGTTCTGTTGATGGACTCAAACCGCTATCTTTTGGCGCTATGCTGCTTAAATACGGCAACAAAGCCAAGGGGTCGCCACTCTCGATAGCCTTTACTGCGCCAACAGTTTTAGCAACATCTTTAAGATTAATTCCACCAATGTCGGTTATGCCGCCCAAATTAGCGCCAGAAAATAGCATGGCAAGTGGATCGCCGCTCTTTACAGCACCTGCAAATCTACCTGCGTTGGCAATATCAGACATGCCGCTTATACCTGCAAGGCCACCCGCGCCCGCAAGACTGGTAATTGCGCCCAGTACATTACCTTGCTTTGCAGCAATAGCGGCGTTAGCAGCCATAGCAAAAGGTTGCAGGCCGGGAACAAACGATGCAAGTGTTAGCAAAGGCGCAATTTTCCCTATATCACTACTAGACGCACCTTGCGTATAAAAAATTGGGTTTCCCTGAGCATCAAACTGGACGCCATAGCCAGTATTGCCCTTACCCTCAAACGTACCGCCAAAAAAGTTACCCTTTTGACGTTCGCTGTAAGTGTTGGGAACAGCTTGACCTGTTAGCTTGTTTCCAAAAGTTTCTTCGTTTCTGGTTTCATACATGGGATTACCCATGTCATCAGTTCCTACATACGATTCAACTGGACGGGTAATTTTCCCAAACTGCTTAATGTCAGTAATACCAATACCAGCCAAAATCTTGGCCATGTCTTCGGCATTCTTTTCCGCAGAGCCGTGACCCGCACCAGACCATTTGCCCGTTAAACCTTGACCTAGAATTTGTTTTGTTAATGCTTCTGTATAGTCAGTCTTGGGCGCGGGTTTCTCAATGGGCGCTGGTTGAGGCGCAGCAGGAGGTGCTAAAAGTTCAGGAGGAGGTTCAACAGGAGTCTCAACAGGAGGCGCTATAGGAGCTCTTTCAATAGGCGTTGGTTGAAGTGCGGCAAGAAGATCAACGGGAGGCTCAACAGGAGTCTCAACAGGAGGCGCAACAGGAAGTTGTTCTGATAGCCTAAAAAGATCTGTTTCAATAAACGATGGTTGAAACTCAACGGGAGTCTCAACAGGAGGCGCAACAGGAAGTTGTTCTGATAGCCTAAAAAGATCTGTTTCAATAAACGATGGTTGAAACTCAACGGGAGTCTCAACAGGAGGCGCAACAGGAAGTCTTTCTGGATCTCGTTCTACGTCAAGGCTAAACAAATATTCTAATGGGTCTGTAAATGCAGGTGCAGGTGTTGGAGCAGGTACAGGCGCAGCTACAGGTGTTGGCACTGGAACAGGGGCGGGGGCAGGAGCTGGAGCGGCAGGCAAAGACGCAATGCCACCACCGTAACCGCCAAACATATTCCCATCGAACATTCCGGTGTCTTCGTAATCCATGAAGTAGTTGTTTGGGCGTTCACGAATAGCCATGTTTAATCCTTAAGGCAAAGCCGACACAAAAGAAAGTGTAGCCACAACAGACGCAGTGGACGGCTTAGTTGGCGTGCCAGAGGCCGCATAGTGTTCAATAGTAACCAAAGCGTTTGTAGTTGACCAATAAATTTGAACGTAATCGCCTGCATTCATAGACAAAAAGTAGTTCCAGCCTTTGATGTCGTGAAACGGATCGCCCGGATTTTTACGTGCCGGTAACCCAACTTTACCAGTGGAACCTGTAATGTCCGTGCCGTTTTGTTTTAGCCAAATAAAAATATCATGCGGTGCGTTATCTGCGTTTTGTACTTGAACGCTAAACTGTAAGTTGTAAATACCGGGCTTAGTTACTTTAATCTTGGAGCCAGTATCAAGAACAACACTGTTTGAAAAGTCCGTTACAGATAACGCCATCAACGTAGCAGTATTAGCTGTTGTTGTTTGGCTTGTAAAATCAGAAAACGCACCATAAGGGAACCGAACGCCTGAGCCATCAATTGAGCCTGAACCAGTTTGGAGTTGTCCTAAGATTGCATCAAGCCTATTGAAATACAAACGCAAGACGTTGTTAAGCTGATCAATATATTGGGGTGTGTACTGAACAGGAGCCAACGGCAGGTTAGGCGCGGCAACCTGATTAATCTCGTATTCTGACGTAACAATAAACGTCATGAGTTACCTCTGCGGCCATCTTGTTTGATGTCAATACGGGGGCTACCCAACTGCCACGCACAGCCAATTTGGTTAGACGATACTTGCATAATCATCTGACGGCCACGCACACGAACGTAGACCTGACCAGTAAACTGTTCAATCACAGAGGTAGATGTACGAGTCACTGTAGCGTCTGAGTTACCGCCCACAGAAATAGGGTTGTTATAACCAGAGCCTGAGTTCTGCATCGGGATGAGCGTCATCACCACTTGTGGGTTAGCGGTATCAGAGCCACGGAACGTAATGTCTGGCAGCATCCTCCACACAAAACCAAAGTGATCGCCGTCATCAATATCAAATTCAGCAGAGCTAATGATGGCTTCAATTGGCAGAGTTGTGCCAGTCTCGTTATCGTCATTGCCTTGCTCGTGATTCACAAGGTTGTATGAATATGTTGCGGCAAGTGGGTAGTCCCGCAAGCCAGAGTCAAGCCACGCAGTTCTTGCCATTGTGCCGTATGTCCACACATCTTCTACGTAGTTGTAAGTAACGTAGCTGTCAATGGTAAATGAGTTAGCTGAGCAATAGAACCACCAGACTTCATTGAAGCCTTCGTTAGTCCCAGAGAAGACCTGTGCCCACTGAGACAAGTTAATGTCTTGGAATATGTACTGACGCAGATCACAACGCAGTGTCTGCACACGGCCATCGTATTTGTAAAACTTATCTACGCCCATCCAGTAGATAACACCCGATGCAACCGAAACCGCGTTCTGACCAGCGAGGGAAATATTGTCCCCAAGGAGCTGAGTTGACCAAACCGCTGGTGGGCCTTGGTACTGGAGAGAGTACAGCGCAGAGTCTGTAAACACCACAATCTCTTGGCGAGTCTGAATACAACTGACGATTTCTGAGCCGTGCGACAAACGGATACTACCGGCCTGATTGGTGGCTGAAGGAGTCCAGTCAGTTACAGATTCTTGATCTGACCAACGGATCAACATTGGATCTTGGGTTGTGCTACCCAGATCATTACACCCAAAGGCAAACACAAACCGGCTGATGTCAGATACAAAGATAAAGTTCTGAATTACTGGGCAGTTAGACGCATCACCTAGATCGGTAATTTTAATACCTCGTGGGGAGAAACTCTGCGTTCCAGACTGAGTACCGCTTGTGTTAATAGCCGCACCGCCGTAAGTCAAAGACAAGTTACAGGTTGTACCACTGCTGTTAACCACATAGTAGACTGTACTGACGTTTAAACCTGTTGGCAAAGCACCGGTCGTATTGAGCGTAACCGCAGTGCCGTTCCTCAAAGCAACTGTGGTTGTTAAAACAGCAGGAGATGCAATTGTGACGGAGAAGGTTGAATTGGATACGCCAACTTGAGCAGTCCAGTAATAAATGCCACCACCTCTGGGGCCATAAATCAGATCTTCACCAAAGTTAGCCTGACTCCACAGCTGGATAGTGTTAACAGACGATGTACCAAAACCCCAAGTACCAGAACCCCAAGCGCCGCCACCCCAGCCGGTTAGCGCGACAGCATAGGCCGGGCCAGTATGAATCTCATAAGACGCAGTGACCGTGGCTCCGCCACCGGGTGAGCCTGAGATAGCGGTAGCGTTAGGCGTTACTGAAATAACAATTGTGTAAGTATTGGCATCAACAACAGTAACTTGGAAGTTCTGGTTTAACACTGCGGCAGTGACGTTCGTGCCACCACCGCCAATATCTGTAGCTCCGCTAAAGTTTACAAAGTCCCCTGTGTAGCAGCCATGAGCCGTGTCGGTGACTGTGACTGTCGTAGAAGCTGTAAGCGCAAATGGGTTGTTATTGATGACTGCGGATGCACGAATGGGCGTAATGTCGTAGTACGCACCACCACTGGAAATGTAAAACTTAAGATTAGTGCCAACACCGATCAGGTTATTCCCACCCAGTGTGATCCAGTTCCACAGAGAGCGGCAAACACCTTGAAAAACAGACGTAGAAATACGAACCCAACCACCGATTTTTTCTGGTGTCCCTTGACGAAAGCGCATCTTATCGGAAACATACCAGCCGTTCTCGGATGTGTACCGGGTGTTTTCCTTGTTTACACCTGCTTTCAGGGTTAGTTTCTTTAATGGCATGGGCGATCCTAGGATAAAAACACGGCCCGCTCGTCTATACGGCGTTTCTGTAGCCCTTTGAGAATTTTACCCCCCGCCATACAATATTTCAACAGTTCTTCTGCCGCGCCTTCCATGTCACCACGAAGAACCTTTTGACGAAGTGTTGAACGCTGCAAAGTGCCTAACCCCACATTGAAGGCAAATGATACCAACGCATCAAACTGTCCTTGAGTAAGAGGCACAGGACAATAAGTAGCCACGCCTTTCTCAAACCTAGCAAGGTCTGCCCTAAGAATTGCATCAACTTCCTCCATTGAGTATTTACGCATAGCCTCTGCGGGCGGTACAAACGCATCCCGCTGGTCTATCTTAAGCTTACCCTGCTCTGGGAACATGACATGGCCCACGCCCACGGTGTAAAGGCGTGCGGGGCATTTATATGGCATCTGCCTCACGCCCTCGTGATGACGGATCATTTTCAGGCACTTATCTGAAATCTTCATTTGCCAAACGCCCGGCCACCAAAGTGGAAAGCAATGATTGAAGCAAACAAAGCTTGGGTTTCAGAATCCCAGAGCATTTCGGCCAGCTCAGTAAACGGTACACCACGGCTCCAGCCGTAAGCAAACAGGCCCACGTCAATAAAAAACAACAAGAAGAAGAAGCCGTAGGTAATAACTGGGCGAACAGAAGCTCGGAGGTTCTTCATCCACTGGCTGGTTCCCTCGTTTAAACTCATGTCGTGGGCATAGATTGCCTGCATTTCTGCCTGTTGAGCACCGATCAAAACCTGTTTAGTGTTAGCCGCGCTCTCTGTTTCTAGCTGCTCAGACTTGATATGTTCAATGCGTTCTTGAGCTTCAAAGCCCGCTTTACGCAGTTCCAGCTCACGGGTGATCTGCATCTGGGCTAGGTCTAGCTCATGCTTTTTATCGGCCCGATCTTGGAAGAAATCAAGAATCTTGGGCAGGCCGCCCATCAAGAATGAGATCAAGGTTGAGAGTAGTGTCAGCATTTAAAGTCCAATCATTCCAAGAAGTTTATCTACAATCTTTCCAGCCAACTCGTCAGGCAGGAAGCGAAGCAGTCCAAGCACCCACCAAGCAATGCAAAGCCTGACAAAGACTTTGAGAAACATATCAAACTGTTTCTGGTACTCATTCACCGCCCACACCTTGACTTAGCGCACAGTTCAGCAACTTCGTTGATCCCCCAGCCAATAGCGCCAAGGAGCATCACAATCACCACAATACCTATCGCCCATTCCATCTGCTCTTGCTCGGCTTCTTTGCGGCGCTTTTCTTCAGCTTTTAATGCTGCCATCTCTTTGGCATCGTCCCTGTCCATTTCAGCTTGAAGTGCCTTGGCCTTGTTCCATACGTCTATGCGACCAGCCTGCATAAAAAGCATCTTTAGCTCTTCTTCAAACCGCTTGGCTTGATCAAGCGCCATCTCAATCTGTAATGCCGCACCAAGGTTGGATTTCCCGCCTGTACGCTTGGCCTGAAGCATGGCCTTGGTTGCGTTGCTCTTTGCATCAAAAAGCTTACCAATTACGGGGCCGAGGCTTGCAAGATCATTGGCCACCTTACTGGCCTTCTTGACCATACTGATAGCGCTTTGCAAACCTTCTAACGCCGTGACCGGATCTATTGGAATCATTTGCGTTCAACTTTCCGCCACTCTAGGCAAACAACCTTTCGGTTGTAAACATCACCTGTCCATATCCAACGAACACACCTGTACTCAGGCTCCACCTTTGAGGAAGCACCCGATAAAAATACCAGCGGCAGCAATAAAAGGAAACGCATAGGGCGGAGTTGCACCGCCCAACCCAATTACTTAGGTTCTACGTCAGATACTTCAGGCGTGGCTTCTAAAGCAGATTTCAGCATCGTGAAGAAGGCATCCCTGCCAACTTGGAGCTGATCCAACTGAAACTTTGTAGAGCCAATCTTGCGCTCAAGGTCTGCAACGTGATTTAACAACATCTGCTGTTGCTCCGTCAGGTCTTCAATCTTGTGCTCAACGCCATCTATGCTTACGATTTGGGGCTGTTGGTTTGCCATTTCGTATTTCCTTTTAATGTGCCACCAAGATCAGGTGGTGGCTTCCTGTTTTACCAAGGTGTGCCAGTAGCTTTTACAGGGTTCTTCAGCAAAGCAATCTGAGCCGCCAAAGAAGCCTCAGTAGCCTCTTTATCTACCGATTCCCATACCCAACCCAATACAGTTGCTTCTGTAAGGGAAGCATAGGGAATCGCTGGAGTGCCTTCAGCCCATGAGACAGTTGCGTAGGCAGAGGCAGAGTGTTCTCCGTCTACTGCTGTGCAAGTCCAATGGGCACAATTTACATAGCCTGTTGCCACATCACGATCAAGGGTAGAGATTTTCCAAGTAGTAGTCATAATTTACCTTTCAGTTTAAAGATTAGATGCCTGCGTCTGCTAGGCGTTTACGGAGTGATTGAATTTCTGCCCACATTACAGGAATAAGAGCAGAAGCATCCATGCGCTGATAAACAGGATTCCCATCAGCATCTATTGCGTCTTTTTCTCCCATGTGAGCATAGTCAGGTGTTTCGTGAGCAAGGAACATTGGACGCTCTTGTGTAGCACCTTTCATTTTTCCCATATAAACAGGTACAGAGTCAATCAATGCACCACTATCAGTTACAGGGCCACTAATATCTTTTGCTCTGTAATCAGAAGTTGTGTTGTAAACAACTAAACCACTAGTTCTGTTAAATTCAATAGAACCTCTAAATGTTTGTCCAGAGTCGCCTGTGTAAAACCACATAAACTGATTGTTTCCAGATGTGGCAGTATTAAACGATGCATATGGTGATTCTGTTGAAGTTGAAGTTGTAGAAACTGTTGTTAGCCCAGAAGAACTAACGCACAACCGAGCAGTTCCAAGTGTTTGACTCGTAGTCCCCACCAGCAAGTTACCGCTTGAGTCTATACGGGCACGCTCTGTGTTGTTAGTGTAAAAAGTTAGTGGAATACTTGTAACTGCTGCAAGTCTTGCTTCTGATGAAGTTGCAAACAATGTTGCTGTTCTTGTTCCAGCAATATTTAAATCTAATACAGCGCCATCACTAGCATTATTTACTGTAAAAACAGTATATGTACTTCCATAGCTATTAGGGCTTGTTGTGCCTAATCCAAGATTGCCACCCGCTGTCAGAGTCATTGCCTGAGTAAAGGTAATGGCGTTTCCTGCTGTGCCTGATGGGGCGGTGTACCAACGAGCGGCGGCGCTACCACCAACGCTTGCGTAGTAAGCAGGGTTAGTATTGATGTATTTCCAGTTTGTTCCATCGTAGTAAGCGTTAGATGCAGTAAACGCATCGTTAAAACCACTACCACCACTAAATGATGCCGCTGTTCCAACTTGAATGGCTTTGATTCCACTCCAAGCACTAGGAGTAACTCCTAATCCAAGGTTGCCATCTGCCGAGATGCGTAAACGCTCTGTAGCATTTGTTCTAAAAGCAAAAGCAACATTATTTGCAGGCCCAATAAGTGCAATACCTGTACCAGTTGGCTCAAGATTTATTTGTGCATTTGTATTTCCTGATAAAGCAGCAACATTTAATTGTGAAACAGTATTGCTTACAATATGCAAAGGATTTGAAGGTGAACTTGTGCCAATACCTAGATTGCCAGAGGAGTCGAGGCGCATACGCTCTGTAGTGCCGCCAGTAGCAAATCGGAGGTCTTGGCCCAATGCTCTGCCTATAGAGTCGGTCGTATATGAATAAATGTACGCACCAACACCTTCACCAGAATCATCACCGTTAAAAAAGTCAATGCCGCCAATCAGTTGCCCGTTTGAAAGCGTATTTCCGTTGTTTGCAATGCGAAGTTTTGGGCCATCTGTGTTGTCAGCAGACTGTGCGATTTCAACCTTAGACGCAGGTGAACTTGTACCAACACCTAAATTCCCACTAGCATCCAGAGTCATTGCCTGAGTAAAGGTAATGGCGTTACCTGCTGTGCCTGATGGGGCTGTGAACCATGCATGACCTGATTCATTTTGACGATACCTAGTTGCTACACCACCTGTGTATTTGTAAGTCCAACTTGTGCCGTTGTAGTATCCATTCCAAGTCAAAGAACCATCACCAGTACTTGCACCATCAGCAGATATAGAAAAAGCGCCATCGCCAATGTCCATTGCTCTCATGTTACCCCAAGCACTAGGAGTAACTCCTAATCCAAGGTTGCCGCCGTTGGCATTGATTACGGTGTTGGTTGTTTGTGTATTGACGTAAAACACGCCATTTCCAGCCACCAAATTGCCAGATACAGTGCCGTTGTATGATAAGTCTAAATAACCGCCACCTGAAGCATTAATGCGTGCGCCACCAACAACATCCAATTTATAAGCAGGTGAACTTGTACCAATACCTACATTACCGCTAGTATCAATCCTTAAACGCTCTCCACCACCCGTATACATTGTTAATGGTAGATAAGTGCCTGTGCCTGTAATGCCTGATTGAAACCTTGCTTCAGTTCCATTTGGCAGAATTCTTAAATAGGCGGCATTTGTAAGGTCAGAATTATTAAACGCTGTAAATCCTGAAACTTGACTTGTTCCATTTGGGATAGCATTTATCTGAGTAAAACCATTTGTTGTGCTACTTTGAAATGAAAGTCTAGTAGCGTCTGTGCCAGTGCTAAAGTCACCAGTAATGCGCTGTCCTGTTGACCCAAAAGTTAAATTAGTGCCATCAAAAGTAAGCGCAGAGCCACTTGTAACAACTTTAGAGCCGTTTAAATAAGCAACACCATTCGCAGTACCTCCAGAGAATACTGGGTTGGAAACAAACGAAATAACGCCTGTGCTGTTGGCAATTGAAGCGGCAGCTGTTCCATCAAGCGCCCTAATGTTTGTGACTTCAAGGTTGGTCACATCAAGGGTTGTAAACACCGCCGAGCCGCCCGTATTGCTGACCTTCACAAAGTCAGAACCATTCCATGCACAGACAGCAGACTCACCAGCAACAATCGTCACGCCCGTAGTCGGGCCAGCGCCTACCAACTTAACGGAGAAGCCGCCTGTGGTGGCGTTGATGACTGTGTAAATCTTTGACTGCGCTGGGGCTGTCACGGTACGTAATGCCGTACGTGCGCCTGAGAAGAGCAAGATGGCTTGACGAGCCGTGTTCGCAGCGCCTGTGGTTGTGGTCAGTGTGACATCTGTGTCAGTGCTGACGTTGGTCGTACCCGCAACAGAGGTATCTAGCAGGGATGTAATGCTGTTGTTTACAGTGTCACCCCATGTGCCGCTCAGTTCGCCCTGTACTGGCAGTGCCAGACCCAAGAGTGATGTGTATGCTGTAGTCATTCAATGCTCCTAATTCGTGTCGATTTGTGTCCAGCCCGGATTTTGGGTGTCACTAACCTGTGTCCAGCCCGCAGACTGAACGTTGTTGATATTTTGCCAGTTTGCAGTCTGCGTGTCATCAATAATTTCCCACAAAGGCCGCCCCATTACTAAATCAGATATTGTCGCCAATTCAACCACAGAAGCCTTGAACTGCGCTACCGCCGCATCTACATCTGACACAGTAGCAGATTCTGAGATAACACCGTTAAATGTAACCCCAGCACTCACAGTCTCACTGCCTGTCGCTGTTTCACTAACCTCTGCACCAACTGAAACATTACTCGATACCGCATCCGATCCAGTCACTGTCTCAACAATAAACGCCAAGAACGTGAAAGCCGCCGCTGTTGCATCAGTTCCTGTAGCAGTTTCTATGATCTGGGCTAGGAAGTTTGCAAAAGCCTCATCAGTATCAGAAACAGTAGCAGTCTCACTGACCGACACCCCATAAGTTGGGATGGCGCTGATAGCATCACTGCCCGTGGCTGACTCACTAACCGCCGAACCAAATGTTGCCGTTGCACTTATTGCGTCTGACCCCGTACTTGTCTCGCTAACCGAAGCATTGACTTGAACCAAACTGGACACAGCATCTGTGCCTGTAGCGCTCTCCGCAACAGCGGATCCAAAGGTTACAGCTGAAGAATCGGCATCTGTCCCTGTCGCAGTTTCAGCAACACTCCGGTCATAGACTGAATCACCCCAGCCAGCCTGACCCCATGTGCCAGAACCCCAGCCGCCTTCAGCCATTTAGACCTCAAGCAGCGAGGCTGAATGTGTAAGTTACAGACAAAACGTCACCAGAAACCACTGAGCGGTCGCCGGGCGAAGAAAAGTCAGCCGCAGAGAACAACGTACCAGTCGTACCACCTTTAGCACTACCGCTCGTCAAGAACGCACCACCAACAGTGGAAGTGGCATTGATGTTGAACGTAGCAGGCGAGGCCGCATTAGTCACCACAGAAGGATTCGCCGTAGTCGCTGTAACAAACGTAGCGGCCACACGGGTTGAATTGCTGTAAGGCGTTACTTCAGTCCAGCCAGCGTGAGAAGCCATCGTATCGCCAGCCGCCGGTGTATTAGAAGCGCCAGCACCGTACAGACCAATATACCAAGTGGTAATCTGGGCTACAGAAGTCAAAGCAGTACCGGCCATATAAGCCAGACCAGCGTTAACCACCAAGTTCTTGGTATCAGCAGACCACTTTAGATTGCCGTCTTTATCGTGGCATTCAACGTGGTAAACGCCAGTAGCCTTGGCTTGTTCGCCTGACTGGGTGCCAGCAATAAGACCGCTAGAAATATGGTCAGTTACTTTAAGTTTCTCTGTGGTCATATTGACTCCTTAATTAGAAGAACGAATTAATGCTGCTGTGGCTGTGTTAGCAGGCATTGTGATGGTGAAATTGGTAGAAGTCTTGTCAGACCCAAAGTCTAAGACAGCAATTGACTTGTTGCCTTGCGTGACGTTGTAGATCAAAGCACAACGAGCCGTAACCGATGCGTTAAACACCACATCAGCAAAATCTACATACGCTGTATACCCAGACGAATTGATAGTGATGCCGGTCAAAACTACACCACCAGCCACATAACCTGTGCCCGTAACTTCAGCAGCGGTCGTGTAAACGGTAGTGGCTTCGTTTAAATTTGCATTGGCGGTGTACAGAGCAATCTTTAATGTATCCGTAGATAGGTCGTGGATGCCCGTGTACAACTCCTTTTTGAAGCTGGTCGTTTGGGTTTGTAAGATGTAACTCATGAAACTGAAACCCTGACTTGTCCATCTCTGTAACTATCTGCTCTTTGCTTGCCGTCTGACAAGTTTTTATACAGAGCAATAGCTTGAACGTAACGTTCTTGCGCAAGAGCAACCATGCCTTGCTCACCCTTCATGTATACCAACGCTTCACAGATTGTGCCGTACAGCAGTACAGAGTCAAAGTTATCGCCAAGCCAAGTAGTGCCCGCAGTGACGATGGACTCTGGATAGTAGTTGTAATGCAGCTCTGCGTTGTAAGCTGCGCTAGGTGTCGGGCCAACAATGAACGTTAATTCATTCACATTGTCTGAGCGTGGGCCAAAGATTGCGTAGTGTTTAGGCTCACTGACTTGCGCAGACAAAGGATACGCCTCACGAATGAAGTTAACATCTTTGTTCAGCAGATACAGATAGTCGCCTTGGAAGATTACAGAACCAGACACCGTGCCGCTGTTAGCAACAGTCAATGTAATGGTTGTACCGGCAATACTGCGAACCTGAGCATTTGTACCGATACCTGTTCCTGTTACTTGCTGACCTGCTGCAATACCTGTGGTGCTTGCTACTATGATTGTTTTCTGACCAGCTGTGCCGGTAGCGGTTGTGGTGTTGTACGGATACAAAGCCAAGCTGTACACAGACAAGAAGTCCGATGGGCACTCAAGATACTTATTGCCAGTGGTCAAAAAGCCCGTCACGTTCTTTCGCAAATTAGCTGGCTGCGCGGTGTTATAGATGCGCTGCTCCGCCTGACGAATGAACGTATTCATGTTGTCAGTTGGGAAAGAGTTCTCGCAGTAATCACTTACCTGCGTGACAAGCTCTGTGTAGTTCATGCCATCGGGCCTCTTGCAAGCGTGCCTTTAGTGGCACAACCTATACCACGGATTTTAATACCGCTGGTCTTTGTTTCAGGCGCGTTCTTGGCATTGTTGTAATTGCCAACACTCATGCGCATGGTGTCTGTGCTTGAAATGTCAGAGTCTTTACCGGGGTTGGTAGAAGCTTTAACAACTTTGCCAGTCATTGTGTGGGGCACAGCATAGACTGAAGCATCGCCAACTTCTTTGCCCATTATTTTCTTGCTAAATTTAGCCATGATTAGCCTCTTTTCTGTGCGGCAATTTTTGCCAAGTTGCGACCCATTGCCTTCATGTTAGCATTGGTCTTACCACCGCCCTTGCCTTTACCGCCGGACATCTCGCCGACTGTAGGGCCGCTATCACCCAAGTTTTTACCTTTGGTTTTGCCTTGTTTGGCAATGCCGTCTGCTGATCGTGTAAACGCCATAATTAACTCCTCAAGATATTGATACTGTACCAACAAATGTCGTTGCCACCAAGTAGTTTGGAGTCAACCCCGCATCATTTAAACTAGCCCCGCCAACCGGCTGCCAGCCCCACTGAATGTCTCGTGAACCACCAGACACGTTACCGTTGACGTTTACACCCGAAGTCACATAAGTTGTGTCTTTACGAGGATTACGCAAAGCCTGTGGATCTTCTACTGGGAATGTTCCCAACATCAATTGAGGCTGATCTGGGTCCCAACACGTAGGACACACCAATAGCTCGTACTTACGCTGCTTAATAATCTCAGTCTTAAGCCGCTTAAGTCTAAACTGTTGGCCGCAGCGATCACATTCAGCAATCGCTATCTTGCCGGATGCAAACCTATTTCCCATTATGTGTTACCAATATACATCTGCCGTGGCACAAACCGAACCGCTGCTTTTTCACGGTCTTCGCCAGCTGCAATCTCAAACGTTTCGTCATACATCTGCTTGAGCATCTGGATGCGGGGCATCAACTCAGGCACTTTAATAGCGATGTGATACGCCAAGCCCGCCACCAAGCAGGGCAAGAAACGGAAATTCATGTCAGCTGTTTCAATACCAGCGCCAGCATCTTGCACTCGGCGCAGTCTCCAGTACACAAACTGATAGGGGGTAGAGTTGTCTGGAGTAGGCCAAACGGTTACAGCTGGAAGCTGAGGCACAAATACCGCAGTTCCGTCCGCTTGAGAGGCAGCAGTTGTGTTGTTTTGACCACGGAATACACCGCCAAGGACATTGCCTGAGATGTAGGTGTAGTAAATATCTTCCGTACCAAGACGGATAAAACCAGAACCCGCCAATCCAACAACGCTGCTTAGCGTTATTGTGGTGTCCGTTGCCGTAATCGCGCCCACCAAGACCGAAGTTGTTGGGTTAACTTCGCCAGACAGCCTTTGAATCCAGACTTGAATTGGGCGAGCTTGCTGAAGCTTGTTTGGAATAGTGGCATAAGTAGAAACGCTAATGCGTGAAATAGTTAGGTCTGCCTGAGTAGACGAAGTGTTCTGACCGGTACGGATGACATGTTCAAGCAAATCAATCGTGTCAGTTGGCAGTGCGTATGTAGCCAAGCCGGGAGTCAGGTTAATGAACCCCTGCTCCATGGTCCACATGTTAATACCCTTAGACTGCCACTCAATGGTCATCAGGTTCATTGAACGACGAGCAGTTCTGAGGTCATAGCCAGAACGCATCTCACGGCCCGCACGCTCCCAAGCTTCCTCGGCGATCTCCGTGAAGTCCATGTTGAAGAGGGTTGAGCCGGTAGTGGTCATCTAAATCCTGCCGTTTTCTTTGCAATAGTTTTGGGTTGAGCCACAAACTGTTTACCAGCTGCCTTGCCTGCGCGTTTAGCACGGGTCGTAGCCGCATATTCCGATGGCGTCAAAGACTTGATAGCTTTCTCAGGCAAATATCTCTCGCCCGTCTTGCTTGACGGTTTACCAGACTTGGTGCGCCACTTCTGGTCGCCCCAGTCTTTGAGAGATTTTTGAGGAGCTTTCAATCTTTGTAACCCCCACCAGCTTCTTTGTACTTCTTAGCAACAAGCTGAGCTTTACGGGCTGACCACTGGCCTGCGCCTGTACCGTGGGTTGCCGCAGCTTTTACCTGAGACACAATCTTTTTACGCAGACCGGGTTTGGTGTAGTTTCCAGCAGCGTTGACTTTACCGCCTTCAGCATACTGCGTGAAATCAGTGTCGTCACGGCGAGCTTTACGCACGCCTTTGGGCATTTTACTGGGGGAGATGGCCCCCATACCACGGCTGGCCAACATGATTTAGCACATCTTTCCGCGTGTTTTACCACGCTGAGCGATACCGTCAGCAGCTCTAGTGTAGCCACCAGAAGACATCTTTTTAATCTTACCGCCTTTGGCTTTACCCACAGTGGTAAGTTTATCGTAGGTAGCGCCAGCGGCTTCGCCAGCAGCTTCATCAGCGGCGGCGTCCATCATTGCTTTACGCTTTGCACGGATCTCGGGAGTAACGATGTCATCAATAGTGACATCAGGACGACGAGGCTTGTATTTTTTTGCTGCTTCAGGAGTCATTGGCATGATTAGCACTTCCCGCCGTAGTTCATTTTGACCATCTTGCCTTTGGTTTTACCTTTGCTGGCAATACCATCAGCAGCGCGTGTGTAGCCACCAGACGAAAGTTTGGTCATAGCCTCACCTTTATGCAAGCGGCCTTCGTGTTTGTTCACGGCCTTCTGCATCATTTTCTTGTCCATCTTGACGTCTTCATGGGCCATGCCACCTTTGGCCATCTTGCCTTTGCCGTCAGCAGCAAAGTCAGGAACCATCTTGCCACCCTTGTTGACCATAGTCATACCGCCATCTGCGTAACCTTTTTTCATATCGCCACCTTTAGAAAATTTCTTGCCTTTATCGGCCATGGAAAAATCTTTGCCCACAGACTGTGGGACGCCTACTTTCTTGGCGAACGATGGGTTGTGCGCCACCGCTTCCATGAAATTGTGTTGTTTTTTGGAACTACTTGGCATTATTTGCCTCCCGCGTACCAGTTAACAAGTTGAACTAAGCCCGCGCCTACAACGCTACTAGCACCACCAACAAGCATCAAAACCTTCCAGCCACCTTTAGCCTCGGATAAAGTCTTTTCAATAGCTGTTAGTGTTGTTTGCATAGCTTTCATGTTTTCCAACATCTTATCCATATCATCTTGCAAATGCCTGATGTCGGATGCGTGTGTAGCTAACTCTCTGGCTGTTTGAATGGCGTCATCAGTCATTTCAGCACTTCCAAGCTCTAAGTGATTTATTGATGCGTGAGTCTGGATCTTTGGCGGTCTTGGCGGATGTCAATTTCTTTTTCATCCCTTCCATCCTCGCACAGAAAGAGTCTCGCCGAGAGCCGCCTTCTGGCTGGGGAGGTTTCAAGTTCATGCCTTGCTTTTTGGCGGAGGCGCGACCCTTGGCATTCAAGCCACCCTTGGGGTTCTTGCCCTCTTTCCTCTGCCATGCTGGACTCTTAGCCATAGAACGCCACCGCTGCGCAAGTTGCGCCAACAGAAACCACCAAACTGGTCGAGCAAATTACGCCTTCACCCGGAATCCAAATACTAGACACGCCAGCAGCGCCAATAGTAAAGGTGAACAAGGTTGTTGCGCCGTCTTTAATAACGATGGTAGTTGCGCCCGTAGCGCTGTACCACAATCCTTTAAAACGAGTGCGACCGTTATAGGCGGTAGTGTCAGTGCTAACTGGGCACGTTGCGCCTCTTGTATCTGTTTGCATACCCATAATCAATCTCCTTGTAAATGGGGGCCGAAGCCCCCTAGATTAATTAGTTTTGGTTGCCAACAGGAAAGCCAACTCCGTCAGAGCCGCGAACAGTGTAGGTCACGCTCAACACACCAGCAGAAGCGGCGGTAGCAGTGAAACTAAGAATAGCGTCAGTTGAACCTACGTTAGCCATTGTGCCCACGTTTGCAGCAGTAACGGTCAATGCGTTTAAACCAGCGGCAGTAGAAAGCGTACCAATGATAGTGCCACCAACAGTCACGTTAGGTGTACCAGCAGCGCCGGTGGTCATATAAGCCTGAACGTTGCTAATGATAGATCCAGCGGGGATCATCAAAGTTACAGCAGAACCAGCAACCAAAGTTACTTGTTGAGTAACTTGTGCTGCGCCAGTGTTACGAACTGTGCCAGCAGTAGTGCCGGTTGTGTCTTTGACAGTGCCAAGCAGCCAAGGGCCAAGGTGAGTTGCGAATCCCATGATATGTGTCCTTACATACAAGTTAAGTGCATTAATCGGTATGTCGTCAGCCGGGACTGTTTAATGCACCGGAAAGCCCGGATTAGTTGCAATATATCATGGTGTTTCTTGGGGTGCAACAAGTTTGTTTGACTTCTTTAAGTTTTCTTCTTGGGTGATAACGCGCAGATTCCATGGCACATGTAGGCCGCACACTTCGTGCGAACGCAGCGGCACAATGTGGTCAACAACGTACTGCTCCCCGGTGGTCTGGGTCATGGTGATTGCCATCTTATATATTTCCCGCATGGTAGCTTTTTGCGCAGTGGTAAGCCATTTAGGTGTAACTTCGCGGTGTTTGCGCCTACGACTTTTTGTGTCGGCGCGTACCCAAATAATGTTGCGTTCTTTCCACGCATTTTGATATTCGCGTTTGACGTGTTGTGGGCGAATGGACGCCGCAGCAATCACGGCTTCGCGGTTTTCTTGATACCACTCGTTTTTGCGATCTTTAGTGTCTTCACGTTTGTTGTACTCACGGAAGTAGTCGGCACGAGTTTCATTGCCTTTTGCCCACTCAACTTTCAAACACTCTACGCAGGCTCCTTTGGTTTTGCGTGCCGCAATGTGCCCATGCTTGCAAGGTTGTCCAGTGAAATAGTACTTACTGCCGGTTTTCTTGGCTTCTTCGCGGGTCTTGGGTAGGTTTGTGGTGTCCATTTTGGCTCCTGTGACTTAGTTACAGGTAATATACCACAGTTATTTTAAAAAACAAAAAAGGCCCCGAAGGGCCTTTCCGATAAGGCCGAAGCCTTATGCGCCGGGGCTTCCGAAGATGCCGAGGGGATCAGATACGCCAAAAGAATAGCGTTCGCGGGCCTTGTATCTCACGTTACCCGTATCGAAATCTCCATCCATTCCAGTGCTCATAGGAGTACGGACAAAGTGCTTCAAGCCGTTAGGCACGTCGGTCAACAGGAACCAAGCGTTGGTGTCTGTCAAGAAGTGGTTAACGGTGTAGCCTTCAGGAATAGAACCGTTGTTCTTCAATGCGTTGATGTCATTGTCGGTTGTACCAACACGCAATTCTGTTTCCAGCAAACGTGTAGCAACGAACATCAATGAAGGAGGAACAACTAATTTCTTGGGCTTGGCAGCGATCAGCAAACCGCGCTCGTCTGTCCAAGCAGCGATCTGAATAACTGCGTTTTCCAACGAAGTTTCATTCAAGTCTGCGCCAGTTGTAGGACGGTTGCTGTTAGTACCACCGGAAACCAAGGGGTGTGCAGTAGAGCACAACACTTGACCGTCGCCGTATGTAGGGCCGCCAGCAAAAGCGTTGTTCAAGACGTAAGCGCCTTTAACTTGCTTTGTGTAAGCCATACCGCGGGCCAGAGCCTTGGTATAACGTGAAGACAAGCTGTCGTACAAGTTATCTTCCACAGCTTCCTCAGTGATGGAGAAGCCCATCGCAATGGTTTCGTGGGTGTAACGTGCAGTCCATGCTTCTTGTGCGTTGTCATAAGCGATGGCAGAGCCTTCATTCTTGACAGGTGCAGCAGAGAAACCAGACAGCTTTGTCTCTTCTTCAAAACTACGCTCAGATGTCTCTGTTTCGTAGATTTCTTTGTGCTCTTCGCCGTACTTAGCGTACTCCAAACCAAACAATGCGTTCAGACCGGGGAGCAACTCTTTCAATAGTTGTGCGCGTGAAATAGCCATGGTAAGTTACTCCTTAGATACCGGTGGTATTGTTATACGAGTGAGTGTTGATCTTGACGATCATCTCAACGTATGTGGTTGATGTAACAGCAGTCTCAGGCACAACATCAATGATACGAATTGGCAATGTGGCCGTAACGTCAGTAGAAGTTGTAATTGCTTGAGTTGAATTGCCGGTGTTTGTATTACCAGAATTCAATGCCACGGGAGCATTTTGACCAACAGCAGCGCGGGTCAAAGTAGACATGGTAGTGCCAGAAGACACAACTGCCACTTTAAACAGAGCTGTAGGATCATCAACAATATAAGCCAAAACGTTGCTCACGCCAGATGACGGAGCATACTGAGCTTGAACTGTTTGACCAGAAGAGTTGGTGTATTGAACGCCGACACAGACGCCAACGCATTGTGCAGCGGCAGTGCCGCTGGCAATCACTTTGCATGAGCCTGAAGCCAACATTTCAACAAGGTCGCCATCAAAGACAGCGCCGGAATCGACTGGGATCAGTCGAGTAGAACCCGCATAAGGATTTCCGCCAATACGATTGACTGGCTGAAAACCATAGGGCTTATCAACGGTAGGATATGCCATTTAAGACTCCAAAAAAATTTAATTACCTTTACCGAAAGTGACCGTGGACTTACGTTCTTTGAACATAGGCATCCTCGGATCATTTTCGCGCATGTAAGTATTGTCAACAGAACTCATCTGCGCTTCCGCTTGTTGGCGATAGTACGCATTACGTTGCTCTGTAAACTCTACTGGGGTTTTGCAAAGCAACAAACCACCGACTTCAATACTGTCAGGAAACTTCCCGTTGGAAGAACCAAACAGACGGATTTCGGGATGGTCGGAAGCTTTTACGGGTTCCCAGCCTTCGCGTAACTTACCAGAAATGTTAGTGGCGTCGTCTTTACCTAACGATGCAATCCTGATCCAGCGAAACGCATAACCCTCCTCCGGATTGGGGTCGGGCAGAAGTTGTGGTGGCATCCATTGCTTTGGACGCTCCATCTTCTCGCGGGTATCAAGTTCACGAGTCATACGGTTAGTCTTTTCCATTTTCATTTCCTCATTTCTTCAGCAACCTTACGGGCGTACAGTTCCAAAGGAACTCCCAACCGCTTGGCGAGATTCACCTGTGTCTGCGTAAGCACGATCTTTTTAGGCGCTGTGCTACGGGTTGCAGGTGCAACAATGTTGGATTTAGTGCGTTGAGGTTTAGCATCAACGGACTCTTCGGCTCCAAACTGATCCGAGAATCTTTCCCTAATGTCAGCGTTAATACGTCGATAGTATTCGTCGCTGCCACTTGGTATTCCTTCACTCACTAAATCTTCATGCAAGCCTAGGGCATAGGCTGTCATTCGTTTGTTGCTTCCAAACCACTGATTTTGATCTTGCCATGCAAGCAGTTTTTCATCAACAGGTGCAGCTTTAGTGGGCTGTTGAGCGATTTGTACAGGAGTTTCTTCTTCCTGTAAAGGGGCAGGCTTAAAATTATTTACTTTATCTGCACGAATCTTCGCAGTAGTGAGTGCTTCCTGAGCTTCAACTAACTTATCAGTATCGCCAGACTCGTAGGCTTCCTTGTACATGCGCTTAGCAGTTTCGACCTCGTTAGAGACCACACGCTTAGCCTGTTCAAGAAGGGCAGCTTGGTTCTGATTGACAGAACCTTTAAGGCGTTTGTTCTCTTCCAGCACGGCCTGAGCCAAGCGTAAAGCCTCTTCTTTTTCACGTTCAGCCGATTCTTTTGCTCGGCGCTCTTCGTGATAACCCTTGGTAAAGTGTTTGATCCGCTTCTGTACGCCCTCGTCGTACTTGGCCAACTCCTCGTCTGTTACCTCTTTAGGAGGCTCAGCCATGGGTTTGCGGCCACGATCCTCGGCAGGGGTGTCGTCTACGACCTCAATTTCAGGTTCGCTTTCACCCTCAACTTCAAAATCAACCTTTTCTTCAGCCTTGGCATCTTTGCCTTCAGCTTCGTCAGGGAACTTAAATTCGTCTTTTTCAGCCATGATTTACTCCTTAAGGACGCTGGATACCACGAGGGTCTTGCACAACAGCCTGAACAGAATCATCATTGATGAGTCGCCACTCTGTACCATGAATCTTCATGCGGGTTCCCGTGTTAGGACGTACTAACACAAAGTCACCTACTTTGCAGCTTGGGCCAGATGGGAATCTGGTCGCGTCTTTGAACGCATCGGGGCCAATCTTGGCAACGAATAACACGGGGGAGAGAAGCTCCTCGTTGTACATCATCTGCGCAGATTTAATAATCCCTGTCTCGCTCAACTCTTCTTCTGCCTTGGGCAACATACACAGCAAATGGTACGTTGCTGGATCTGGCACTTGTTTGGCTTTCTCTTCAGCAGAGGTATTGAGCACCCCGCTTAGATCAACCGCACTGACATCAAATTCATTCATCTTCATATTCCTTAGTCTTACGCACGAGGTCAGCAAGTTCATACTGCGCGGTTTGCAGACCCCGGATAGTTCCGCACAGTTCTTTGTAGTGGTCGTGGGATTTAGCTCCACCACCACTGACAACATCGACCAACTGCTTGACGTGTTCATCAAGCTTACCGTTCAACACTTCAAGCAAGTTAGCCATGATTACTCCTTATTACTCTGCATTAGTCTCTGCTCATGGACTTGCCCGCCGTGAGCCATCTTCTGCTGGTGCATCTGTTGCTGCTGCATCATGGCTTGTTGCTGCTGGGCTTGAGCCTGCTGCAACTCCATCTGCTTGGCCGCCATCTCTAAGCCGTGTAACTCTTGGGCTTGAGCAATCTCTTGCTGCAACCGCATCGCTACCATGGCTGGATCTTCTCCAGCTCTAGCTGCGCTTTCCTGCGCCTTGAGTGACAACTCCTCAGCTTTGAGCTGCAAGTCACCTTTGACTTTGAGCGCCTTGATTTCAGCTTCTTGCTTCTTGATCTGAAGTTCAGCCTGCTGCATCTGAATGATCGGATCTTGGGCCTGCGCCATCGCTTGCTGCTGAGCTGCTTTGGCTTTGTCCATCGCGAGGAGCTGCATAGACGCCTGCGCCACAAGTTTAGAAACTTGTACTTCAACGTCGTTATCAAGCTGTGCATCTGGTGCAGGTAGTGTTGCGCCCAACTGCTCTTGAACTTTCTGACGATACTGGAACGCCAAGTGTTCAGCGACGTGAGCCATGATCGCGCCCTGCATCTGCTGAGCCATGGGACTTTGACCAATCTGACCCATGATCATGGGGTCCTGCATCATGCTGGTGTGAACAGCAATGTGTGCATCGTGGTCTTGGTGGATGAACGCCTTAGTGGGCTTGCCAGTGAGAAACGACATATTCTCCGACACGGGGTCGCGTGGGGTCTGGTCATCATCAATGGGCACTAACTTATCTGCGTTCTTGATGCCAAGCACTTCGATCATCTGTCTGTGCAACTGTGGCAAGTCGTAAATCTGTGGTGCGCCCTGAGCCAACTGAATCACAGCTTGGTACTGCATGATGCGCTGAGCCATCGTTGCACTGTTGGGATCTGACACAGGAATCACTGACACCATGTCGTAGTCAGCTTGCTTCGCTTTGCGATCACCTTCAACTGGATCGAAGCTGTACTCTGGTGGGGTGTGATCACGAATGATGTCACGCAGCAACTGGAACTCTTGCTTCATGCTGTAGTGAACACGAGCTTGAACCGCAGACATTGTCTTCAACTGACGCTCCAAGAGAGCTAGCGTTGTACCGACAGGTGCGTTAGCGCTCATGTCGCTGATGTTCATATCAGCTATTGAACCCAGACGACGACCTTCTTCTGTTATGCGATCAAGCAACCCCGCCAAAACTTGACTTGGCTCTTTGTACGGCAGGGGCATGATGTTGTCACGCACTGAACCTGACGGCACGTCTACATCACGGAACTCACCGGGGTTGATCGGCGTGTCATCTCCCTTGATACGCAGACCGCGTGCTTTAAGGCCGCCGGGCAAGTTAGACAGCGTACCTGCATCAACGAGCTGTCTGATGAGGGACGTACCTGCACGGGCGTAGCCACCGATCAAGTGAATCAAACCTAGACCATAAGCACCGAAGCCGGGGACGTATGTGTACTGCACAAAGTGTTGACGCTTGAGTTTTCTCTTGTCGTCCTCGTTCCAGTTGCGGCGGATGGCCAACACAGCGTTAGTGCCACGCTCGATTGTGATGATATACGGCAGAGCAATACCATCTTCATCTTCATAACCGGGCAGGTCGTAGTCGATGTGCACTTCCAAGACTTGATAGCGATCATCGTCTGTCAGTGAGTAACCCTGATCCTCGGCTTTCTTCTTCTCCACATCTGTGTGGATCGTGACAGGTTCACCCAAATCTTCATCAACGTAGAAGCCCGCAACCTGCAACTTCTTCATCTCATTCTTGGTCTTACGCATGACGTGAGTCAGACGCTCAGATGTCGCCGCGCTCGATGCACCGTACGGAATGATGATGTCTTCAGCTGGAATAAACATCGCCACTTGACGATCAAGTGACGGGTCAAAATAAACTTTCTTGAACGCCGCGCCCGCTAGTCCTAAGTTATACAACATGCGCTCATGCTCAGGGCGATACTCAGTCATCACCTCGGTGAGCTGATAGTTCATGTCGTCTCTTACACGCTCAGCCGCCTCTTCTTTAAGTTTATCAATTGCGCCGATGATCTCGGTTTTGACCGGACCCTGAGCAGGGAACGTTTCAATAATCGTCTCGCTCTGGAACCGTACAGCAGCTTCTGTGAGTACCGTTGAGAAAACACCGCAAGCACCGAGCCACGGTTCAGTACGCTCTTCATACTTCATCCCCAAAACATCTAAGCCCTTGACATACATCTCAACCCACTCTTTACGTGAGTTAATGTCCGCATCCACCATCTCAATGATGTCGCTCGCAACTTTCTGCAATTCACCCGAGTCCATCTCTTCTGCAAGGTTGGCATCGAAGTCTTCGCCCTCTTCGTCGGGCATCAAGTCAATCTCCATGCCGTCAAGCCCGATGCGAACACCTTCTGGATTCTCGATCTCGATCTCTATCATGGGTTCATCACCCATATCTTCCAACGCACTCAAGCCCAGTGGAGCTTGTGACAATGAGGGGACCATATTCGTAGCCATATCTATCCTTAGTAGTACGCAGCTTTTCTACTGCGAAAATATCTCTCTTCTTCAGGCTCGTCGCTTGGTAAGCGAATAAACCCGCCTTGTCTGAACCGCATGAGTGCTAATGTTGTTGAGTCAACCAAGTCATCATTTGTACCCGACGGAAAGTCGTTACATTCTTCAATAACTTCTTTAGCCCACCTGCGGTCCGGTGCAAACACTACTCCTCCTTGGAACAGTGCAGAAACCGCGTTCACCCGTGCGATCTTATCTTGTCCTTTACCCGGAGTAAACTCACCCACAGGCACGCCCATGCGCCTAAACTCTTGGTAAAGCGCTGAGCCGTTGGACTTCTTCTCAACAATAAATACATCAGGCTCCCACTCTTTGTACTCCTCAAGCACCAAGGCTTTAAGGTCTGGGTACTCCAGTCGTTTCTTAATTGAGTTGAGCAAAATAATTGCGTAGTTGTTTGTCTCTTCGTTGAAGAACACACCCCACGTTGTCAGTGCGTTGTAGTCAGCCCTGTTGTTAGACTCTTGCGCCGCGTCAAGACTCATAATCGTGAACTCACACTGAGGCGGGTCGTCTTTTTCCCAAATCTGCCACCATTCGCGCTTAATAAGAGCGCCTTCCTCAGAGACGGGGTTCTGCATGTACTGGGCCTGCCAGTACCGTGGGTCCATACCCGCTTTTTTACCGAGCAATTCTTCAATAGACCAGAACTCACCCCACAACGGTTTGTCATTCAAGATGGCAGGGAACTCAACAATCTCCCACTGGTCCACATCTTCCTCGCGGCCCATCTGGTTCACAATCATTCCGGTCAAGTCAAGTTTTGACCACCTTGTCATCACTATAATGATAGAGCCACCCGGCATAAGACGCTGCAAAGGGCCAGACTGAAACCACTCCCAAGCAGGAAGAAAGACATCGGGGCGTCCGGTTTTAGCTTCTTGTTCCGAGTGAGGGTCGTCAATAATAAATAAATCAGCGCCACGACCAGCAAGAGCACCTCCGACACCAATAGCAAAGTATTCTCCGTTGAAATTTGTACCCCAACGTGACGCAGACTTACTATCAGCTTGCAATTCGATCTGCGGAAACACGTCCCGATAAGCTTCAGAACCCACCAAATTACGCACTCTACGGCCAAAATTCACCGCCAAATCGGCAGTGTGGGAGGCCATAATGATCTTTTTATTAGGGTATTTACCTAGAAACCACGCTGGTGCAAGGTAAGAAATCATCTCAGACTTGCCGTGACGGGGGGCAATGTTCACAATAACCCGTCTTTTCTTGCCGTTGGCTATGTCTTCGAAAATTTTGGCCAGTCTTTTGTGGTGTGGACCCACTTTATAGCCCGGATATACGTGATCAATGAAGGTTAAGAAGTCATCTTTACCCACTTCCTGCACAGATTCACTGTCGTATGTCCTCAAAAGCTCCAAAGTATGGATTTTTTGCTCCAACGGCATCGTTGGAAGGGCATCTTTGATGGCTTTTAGCTGTTCAGGCGTTATCTTCACTGCGGATTACCTTAGCTTGAACGTCAATTGTGCGTTTTTCCAGTTTAGCCAGCGTCTCAAGCAGCTCTTTTTCCACTTCTTCAAGGGATTGCTGCTTGTGAGTGACCTCAGTGCGCTTCTTAAATGCATCAACGCCGTCTACATCACCCAATGCCTTGATTGCGCCAAGTCTGACGGTACTGTTTGGGTTCTCTGTTTCGGCAACAAGCTTGTTTACAACGTACAACTTGAAGTCTGCCAGCTCCCGCACGATCATGTGGTCATACGTAGCCACCATACCAGCAAGATATGCAATGGTTTCGTTGGGATAGTTAGCTAATTCAGGTGTTGTTTTATTAGCAACAACCTTTTCCATCAACTCACGGGCTTGGCCCTTGTGCTCGGGGGTGGGTTCGATGGGGTTTCCATTTAAGTCAGAGATCATTTTGACCGTGCGGGCACGCATCTCAATCTCTTCCTTTGGGGAAAGAGGTGGCATAGCCTCGGTGGCTGAGGCTGGTAGCGGAATATCCGCGTCGACATTAGGCATCATCTGCATAAGAGGGAATCGCACTCCTATAAAAGTGTTGGGTTGGCCGTCGTCCGCAAGTTAAAAAATTTGCACGGTTGCCCCAACGAAATAAATATAACACAAATTTGTAAAGGGTGGTAGGAATCCTACCCGGGGGGTGTTCCTATATCGAGGGGGGTGGGGTAAACCCTAGGCCAATTTTGAAATGCTTGGCGTTGGTTTATTTTTGAAGGGGGCGTCTTCCGTTAACGGACCCCCACGGTCTGCGGTTGGTAATTTGTTCTTGTTTGGTCGCCCATCTGCAGTTTTCCGGACTATAACTTTTTGTATTATCTAGTCTGTCTATGGAATGCCCAGTAGGTTTGGTCCCCATATCCTCAAAAAAGCATAGCCAGCCGGTTTTGCCATTTTCCCCAAATCTCCAACGGTCGCAGACCGTTATGCCGCTCCCACCGTACCTTGAATAGCTGGGTTGTTTTGGGTTGTAGCATCGGGCAAGCATCGCCGCGTGGGATTTGTGGGTGTAGTTGCGGCGCTCTTCGTCGGCGGTTTTTATTAGTGCGGCACGAAACTCATCTGCGTAGCAGCCGCATGAACTTGTATTTCCATTTTTAAGCTTAAACCCCAGTACCACCTTAGTGTTGCCGCAATCGCAAAGGCAGTTCCAGCGGGCATTGGATTTTTTATCCCGGCTGTGCAAACTCTGCACAATTAGTCTACCAAATCGTTGCTGCTCCATAGGATTCCTTAGGTGGGGGTATGGTGGGATTGTATCTGATTTTTTATATTTTTGTGTATATATGTGGGTTTGGGAAAACATTTAAAAAGTGTGGAGTGATTTGTGTAAGTCTTAGAGTAATGGGGAACACGGGAGTCCCAAAGGCTCCTTGGGTGGTCGGGTATGGGTGGGTTCGACCCGCCAGAACTTTACTTTTGGTTATGGGATGGGGTATAAGTAAAGTATCAGACAGACAATTCGGTGTGTTTGATTTGTTCAACGCTTTAACTAGGAGAGATTATGTTTAAAGCATTATGGGTTTGGTTGACTCACTACAAAGTGATCATCCAGTGGGAAGACAAGACGTTTGTGCACTATGCATACACGATGAACGAAGCGCTCAGTTGGGCGGCTCAGTACAAGCTGACGCACACTGTAGTGCTAATCGGCATCAGAGGCAAGCTAGTCGCGGCGCGAGGCGATTGGTAACACGAGGGGCTTCGGCCCCTCTTCTTTAACTAGGAGAGAGTAATGCAACAGTCAAACTTAGACGCCGTGCATCAGGTCATAGTTGATGCAGTTCAAATGTGGGCCAGTGGATTAACTACTGACAACGAACTTTGTGAAGCGCTTCATGGAATCCACTTAGGTTTTGCGGAGCACAGAAACAACATGTCCGAATTGATAGACCCAAACACTGGGCTTCGATACAAATGACAGTCGGTCAGACCAACATTTGGCGTAAGCATGTGATGGTTGCTATGAGGGAAGCGCTACATCAGCGCCGACCTCTTAGTGTCCTACCTAGTCGATATGAGTTTTTTAAGAAGGCTAGGGAACAAGTGGCTCGCGCAACGTTTTGCGCAAAGCTAGATGGCGATGAGTACAGCAGACTCAAGCGCTGACCAAGGGAGCTTCGGCTCCCTTTTCTTTTGGTCTTTGATACCAGTTATTTGTCGTCGCGAGCGTTTAGCGTGCGCGAGTCAAGCGAATGACTTAGCCGTTCACACCCCGCTGAAACTGTACTTTAAGACCTAGGGTCAGCTATAACTATTACATCAGGTAGACAGTTCGGTTTGCCTGATATTTTGTAACTTGCTTTTAAGGAGATATTATGTCTAAAGCAAAACAATCCGCCCCTTCATTGGGTTCTGTAACAGTCACTTCTATGAAAGAAGCTGGCTATCAGTCAGCGATCAGCGATGAACGCAAAGACAGCGTAGCGCGGTATGTCTACGCTCAATGCCCTAACTTCACTGATGAAGTCAGCGATGAAGTCAAAACCCAACTTCGTGCGGGTTGGGCGCTTCGTTGGCAAGAACTGAACCCCGCTGTCAGCTATAACGAAAGCTGGGTTCCTGTAGAAAATGGTGCGCATGTAATGTCCGTTGACGTATGCTTTAGCTACAGTCAGCAAGCCTTTGGACAGCTTAAAGAAGCTGACCCAATTAAGCATGGCATTATCAAGGGTGTTCGCGATACTTTCAATAAGTATGCTTCTAACCGAATGGCTGACTTGAAAACGGCTGTTCGTAAGGTAGAGAACGAAGGCAAGCCGAAAGTGAAAGCGCCTACAAAGTCCTTCACGAAGTATGTTGAAGAAACATTCAAGGCTATGAAGGCCAGAGCTAAGACAGCGAAAGCGCGGGGCGATGATACATGCCCTGATGAAGTCAAAATCAGAATGGCTATCGATGCCTTCAATAATGTACTAAGCAAGTAACATTGCACCGAACCTAGTCAGCCGAAAGGTTGGCTAGGTTTTTTTTCGCCTGTAGCTTTTTGATACCAGTTATTTGTCCCCGCGTGCGCTAAGTGCGTGCGAGCCAAGCCGATCGTTTACTGATTCACGCCTCGCTGAAACTTTACTTATGTGTCTTGCATCGGGTATAACTTAAACACCAGATGACACGGTGTTGTCTGGACAACCGCTTACTTGGAGATACCATGAGCAAAGCAACAAAACCCCAAGAGACAATCGTCTCATCATTCAAAGATGCCGCATATCAATCGGCAAGATCTAGTGAAACAATGGCAGTTATTGCCCGTTTCGTATACGAGCAGTGCCCTACATTCTGCGAATCACAACCAGATGAGGTCAAAACTCAACTGCGCCTCGGATGGGGCTTGAGATGGCAAGAGTTAAACCCTGCCACTACATTCGATTCCGATTGGAAACCAAACCCCAAGGGAGGTTTCACCAACAGTCTGGATTACTGCTTGTCATACTCTCAACAAGCATTTGGGCAACTCAAAGAGGCCGATCCAATCAAGCACGGTGTCATCAAGGCCGTGCGTGATAACTTTAACAAGTATTGTTCCAACCGTCTTGCCGATCTCAAGGTCGCGGTGCGCAGAGTTGAGAATGAGGGCAAGCCCAAGGTCAAAGCCCCTACAAAACAATTTGACGAGTTTCTCAAAGAGTTGTTTACAACAGCAAAAGCCCGTGCCAAGACTGCCAATGCACGAGGCGACACAACTGCACCCAATGAGGTTAAATTGCGCCAAGCAATCGATGCCTTTAACAATGTTTTGAAATAAGCATCTGTGCACCGTCAGTTAACGCTGGCGGTGCATTTGATACCAGTTATGAGTCCTCGCGTGCGCTGAGTGCGTTCGCGTGAGCCAAGCCGATCAACTACCGTTTCAGGGGTACGTGAAATTTGTTCCAACGTTCCAGCCCAGTTGGAATCTTGGAATCGCTAATTGGAATCTTGGAATCTGAGTAAAAACAAAATTCCAAGTTGGAATTCCAGTATTTGTCTCTTATGTAAAGTTGTTCCAATTTGGAACCGCTAATTGGAATCTTGTAAGTCCTTGATTTTAAAGAAGAAAACACCACTTTTGACCTAAAAATTCCAAAATTCCAGTTTTCAAAAAGGACAAAGCTGGTTGGACGAATGATTTGTGAACGCTTGACTGCGTTAGCAAGTGCAACGCAACGATTCTGCGCTAAATATTGTGTTTTTCTCATTTTGCCCGCCGTCCCTGCAAAACGCTGGAATCTTGGAATTTTGGAATAAATATAATTTTTTTTTTTTTTTACTACTACTACTACTCTACTCTTTATAGTCATTTCATAACCTTAGTATTACTTTTCCAGATTCCAATCGTCCCCAATTTGTTCCAAAAACCCGTTCCAGTTTCACCCCAAAAAGTCTAACTGTACATATCCAATTCCAATCCCTGTACACTACGCCCCAAGCCCCGCCCCCTAACAAAGTCACCCCACACCCCTATGTTTATTAGTAAAGTTATGTTACAATTGAATCTGAGTCGGGGAATAACCAGCTGAAAACCTCCCTGCCTCAACCCATGCCAACCCCAAGACGATGACCAATCGTTTCACGGGTAGGTGAAATTCAGTTCAACATTCAGTTCAATTTAGTAGGAGTTATCATGAAAGCTAAGTTCGTCCTCTCCCCTGCGGTTAACGCAAAAGTGCAACGCGAGATGCTCGCTCACCTGCCCCGCTCCATGCGCAAAGCATTGCGCATTACAACCCCAACGGCACAATCCGTTGCCAAATCGCCCATCGACACAGATGCAGTTGTGTCTGACTGGTTAGCGATTCACGACCCCCTGAACGACAGCGCATATCTCTGCACAAACACAGTCGACCCCGACATGGACATCCACTCACATATTGAGTTCGGTGACATCGACAACGAGTACGAGGGTCTATCAATAGTCAGCATGGGTAAAGATACTCGTCGCTGGCTCAAGGGCTACAACATCCTGTAAGCAAATTACAGACAACAATTATTCCAAGGAGCAGCACCGTGAAAGTACGCACAAGATTAAAACTGCGGGCATACCGCAAAACTGGCGGGCCGATCAATATCGGCAACCGTTGTAAGAGTTACGAGCAAGGATGCGTGGTCTGTGAAGCGTATCGCTTCTATGACGAGCGTGGCAGATTCCCAACATGGGAGGAAGTTATGTTGTTTGCAGAACACACGCACGCCGAGATGGTTAAGCGCAAGAGCTACAACCTGATGGTTGACGAGATGGTGCGCCCTCTTATTGACCCCGAGATTCAGAACACGATGCTTAAACTAATTCTTCAGGAGGGTGTGAAATGACGGTCAAGTATTACCCGATGGTGTGGATTCTGTGGTGCAACGACAGGAATGAGAATGGCGTACACATTGTGCATTTGTTTGCTCACAAGATCGAAGCAGAGGCTTACATGCGTGCGTGTAAGGTAGAAGACGAGCATGGCATTTACTGGATACAAGAAAAGGAAGTTATATGACAGACCAAACCCAAGACCAACAGCAATGTTTTACGATCCATGTGCATGTAAAGGATGTGTATGGTAAGAGAGTTGCTTACCCCGTGTGCGACAAAGCGAAGATATTTGCCGCTATTGCAGGGACGACATCTCTGACTGAGACAACGCTCAAGTGCATACGCAAGCTCGGGTTCGACATACATGTTGTGCCCAATGAGCAACCGACACTGGGAGTGTGACTCAACAAAGTTAGGGTAATACCCTATGTTTATATGTAAAGTTATGGTACAATTGAATCTGTGTCGGGGAGTAACTCAACACAATGATCGACTACCGATTCAGGGTATCGTGAAATCCAATTCAGTTTTTATTCAGTCAGGAGATAGTTATGGGACAGTTCAAAGACATCGACACAATTCTGCGTCAGATCGCAGACGACGTAAATGTGCATCCCTCCATCCGCGAGGCATTGCGCAATTCAACCCAACCAAACCAACCAACCGCTGTACAACCATTCGCCAAAGTGTACTTACTTCTGTGTGACGGCGACGTCACCGATGTGTTCACCGACAAAGCAATGGCGATGTATGACATGCATACATGTATCAAAGCAGACGAGGAAGAGGGTCTGAACCACGAGTGGCGCGTCATTGTTCGTCAACTCAACACCGACACCCTTCCATGACACCTACATGTTCAGCATGTGGTGAATTGTTTTCTATTGCTCGCCATAGCATCGGCTATACATTGTGTATGCCATGTGGCGAGAGACAGGCACGGGGTGTTAATCACACCATCGTGCCGATGCCCAAGTCCAACTACATCGTTGTGACTGATCGTTCTCTATTACTTAATCTCAACTCAAGCCACAAGGGAGGCCGTTAACATGAACTTTGAACTTCAACAACCGAACCACATCATCTCACTCGCGACATCAGCACTTGTCGTATGCGTGGACGTGAACGTGTGGACAGCAACCAAACAGGATCGCGCTATCTCTAACGAGGTAACAACATCTAAGAAAGCCTCAGCCGATGCAGGTAAGTTCACCAAGAACTTACTCTCGGATTCACCCGACCACAAGGCGCTACTGAACTATCGGCAGACCGTGTATAACTGGCTTCAGCGTTCCACGTACGACTGGGCGGGTTCGATGCGTCTGCTTCCAACGATCAACCTTGAAAAGTTCAAGAAGGAGTACGCCCAACATGAGCGCGACTTTGAAGCTCTGCTCGAGAAGTTTATTACCGCATACCCGCAGATTGTCAGCGATGCGGCGTTCAAGCAAGGCGACATGTTTAATCGTTCAGAGTACCCTGAAGCGCAAGATGTTCGTAGCAAGTTCAAGATTCGCTTACATGTATCACAGGTTCCGACATCCGACTTTCGTTCATCCGTGAGCGAAGCATTGGCAGAAGATCTGAAGAATCATTACGAGCGTCAGACACAGGAGATTATTAACTCTGTGATGGACGATGCGTCAATGCGTCTTGTAGAGATTGCTTCACGGTTGTCTAACGCATGTACCGAGGCAACACCCGACGAGGACGGCAAGGTTCGCCGTAAGAAGATCTACGACAGCACAGTCAGCCAAGCCAAGGAGATTTGCAAGACCATTGAGAACTTCAACTTGACAGGTAATAAAGCATTATCACAGGCAGTAGTTGACCTGAGCTTTGCGCTTGAGAACGTATCGACAGAGGATCTGCGTGAGAGTTCTTATGTGCGTAGCGTAGTCAAGGAAAACGTGGACGACATGTTGTCTAAATTTAAACCCATCAAAACTTATATGTAAGGAGCTTTGTATGACAGACCTAGAAATTGTGGCGTTGATCGGCTTTGCAGTCATGACATTCATGTACTACCGAGCACAGCGCCGTGCCGTGTACTTATCTTGCATGTTGGTAGCAGTAGGCTTGAAGGAAGCATATATCGAGGTAGATGAGACCGATAAGACTTTCAATGTCAAGCGTATCAAGCCGACCAAGTAATCATTCACCCATCCCTGAAACATTAATTAAGGAAACATTATGTCCAAAATCAATTTCAACATGAGCGTGTCAATCGACGACTGCACAAACATCATCAAGACAATCGGTAATTCAATTACTCCCATCATTGTCTCTGAGCCTGGTTGTGGTAAATCATCAATCCTGAAGATGCTTGAAGCAGATCTCGGTACAGACGACTACGACTATATCTACGTTGACTGCCCTGTCAAAGACATGATGGACGTTGCGGCATCCATCCCCAACCATGCAAGCAAGACTCTTGAGTATTACGTGTCGTCTCTCTTCAAGCTAGGCAACGGCAAGAAGAAGGTCATCATGCTCGACGAGTTCATGAAGTCTCCCAAGTTGTTGCAGATTATCTTTACCCGACTCATGCTCGAGCGTAGTGTTGGCGACGAACCCCTGCCCGAGGGTAGCATCGTGTTTGGTACAAGTAACAACTCAAGCGACGGCGTAGGCGACAGCATGTTGGCACACGTTGGTAATCGTGTATGTATTCTTCCAATGGCTAAACCCAACGCAGAGCAGTGGAACGCATGGGCGACTAAGCACAAGGTTGCGCGTCCGATTCGTGCGTGGGTAGCGATGACACCCAAAGCCATGCGTAGCTATCTGGATAGCGATGAGAGCGACAACCCATATATCTTTAAACCATCATCGCCCGCCCGATCATTCGTGTCACCACGTTCATTGGCGAAAGCATCTCCCATTGTGGAAGCCAAGGACATCATCGGTGAACAAGCCATGATGGTCGCGTTGTCAGGCACGATTGGCGAAGCGGCGGCTAAGAGTATGTCAGCGTTCATTGCACTCGAAGGCAAACTTATCTCTACGGCAGATGTCTTGAAATCAGCATCAACTATTAAAGTTCCTGAAGATGTATCAGCTCAGGTCATGATGTTATTCGAGGCAGTCGATGTACTAGAAGTTCAGGATGACCTGAACAAGTATATGCAGTTCGTTGAGCGCATTCCATCGTCCGAAGTTCAGTCCGTGTTCTTCACCATGATTATGCGCGGTAAGCCCAAGTTGGCACGTTACAACCAAGCGATCAACAAGTGGGCGACAGATAACCACAAGTTGATGTGAGGTGAGTAATGCTTACGAGATGGGAAAAGTTTGAGCGAGTGGCGTTGCTGATGTCACTCATCGTTTTATTGTTAGACCTTTTTTACTGGAGACCATAATGTTGACTGAAGAAGAACGCGTCAAGAAGGCGCACATTGCCATGATGAAACACCCTGAGACAGCTTTGTATTCAGGTGTGATGATGATGGGCAACACAGAGGTGATCGACGACGCGATCACTGCGTACACCGATGGTATCAACAAGAAATACGGCAGAGCGTTTCTCAAGGCCGTGTGCAAGACAGACCAAGAAGTAGCAGGCTTAGTGCTTCACGAGAATCTGCACATCGTATTGCGTCACATGCTCCACAACATTGACTTGTTCAGAGAAGATCGCAAACGCGCAAACATGGCGGCAGACTATGTAGTGAATGACATCATCATGAACATCAAGGACAAAAACCTTGTGAAGCTCCCCGATGGTGGATGCTATGACCCCAAGTACCACAACATGAACATGCGTGAGGTGTACAAGTTATTGGAGGGACAGTGCGGTGGTGGCGGAGGAAGTGGTGATTCAGGGGAGGGTGAACAGCAAGGTAACGGTGGTGGTGAGTATTCGTTCGACGAGCACGACACCGAAGGCGATGGTCAGCCGATAACCCCTGAGAAAGCCAAGGAGGTAGAGGCGCGTATCGACAGAGCGTTGCGTGAAGGCGCGATGTTGGCAGGTCGTTTGGGCATTGATCTGCCACGAGCCATTACAGACATTCTCAATCCGAAGGTAGATTGGCGCGAGGTGTTACGCGAGTTTGTTTCTTCAGCAACGAAGGGCAAGGACGAGTACACATGGCGCAAGTTCAACCGCAGAGTGTTGCCCAATGATTTGTATATCCCAACTGTGGAGAACGAGACTATCGGAGAGATTGTCGTTGCTATTGATACATCAGGTTCGATTGGCGAGAAGGAACTTAATGAGTTCGCCTCAGAACTGGTCTCTATCTGTGAGGCTGTGTCGCCTGAAGCTGTGCGCGTTCTGTGGTGGGACACCAAGGTTCATGGTGAGCAACTGTTCAGAGACAACTACACAAACATTGGTTCGATGCTCAAGCCCTTGGGTGGCGGAGGAACTAAGGTTTCATGTGTGTCTGAATACATCAACAAGAAGAAAGTGAATGCTGAATGTGTATTGGTGTTCACCGATGGATTCTTGGAGAACGATGTGCAATGGCAGATCTCATCGCCGACATTGTGGTTGGTGACACAAAACGCGAGTTGGGTTCCCCCAACAGGTAAGAAAGTTATGGTGAAGGAATGATCATGTTTTACGACATCAACAAAATCAGTTACGAGTCCTTGGCTAACCAAGTCAAGAACAGCAAGCCCTATCGCAACTCAGGCAATGCCTACCCGCTCGGATACAGAGAGTATTCAGCTCGGCACTTCCGCGCAATGGATGATGGTTCATTCAGTATTTGGTATCTACACCGCGAGTACTCAGACAAGATTCAAGTAGGTGATGTAACCGAAGGATGGTGGAGAGATAAGAAACCATTAGGCGTTGTGCGCCCCGACAATTCGTTTGAGTTCACTACTGAGAATGGATTGCATCAAGGCGAGAATACTCTCTTGTCTGAATTGCTTGGCGTGTACATACATCAAGTGAAAGACAAGGGCGGTGCAGTCATGTCGACTGGTGATGGTGAGTATCCGATCTTCACAGGACTGCGGTTTGATATAGGAACGAAGAAGCCCCTGACTCAGTTCACAGTTGTTCAGCCTACCCTGAATCGCAAAAGATCAAACGAGCACATGAAGCAGTACAAAGAATTCTTAGATGTCTATCCGATGTTTATCAAGGCGATGAACGATAAGGCGGCGTTAGATGTCATCAGAGACTTGTACGATCAATACAACAAGTTTTACGGCGCGGAGTTCAACGACAAGACATTGAAAGAGGTGGTCGATAAGAAACACTATGTAGATGCGGCGTTTATTATGTACCTACTTAAAACACATTGGGTGCGTAGTAATTTTTACTACCACTGGCGTGACGAGAATGCGGGTACGAGTGAACCAAGACTGCCACGCGAATGGCAGGATCAGGTACAAGGTACTGTGAGTAGGCACTTCCGTAGAACAATGCTTGCAGAAACTAAAGAAGCGTTTGACTGGATTGATCTACCCATTGGTAGATTGCCTAAGACAACATGGGAACACAAAATCGTTTCACCTACTGGTGAATTGTTTAGACAACTGTAAGGAGAGAACCATGAACATAGCATTAGATAACGTAGATCAAGACAAACTGAAAGAATTGTTTATAGCAAAGCCGAGCCTTAGAAACCTCGCGTTCGACTTCTGCACAGCGTTCAATGTCAAGATTAGTCGTATCAAGAATAGTGGTGCACTGCGTCTAGCCACACCGAACGGATTGGATGCGGGTGAACTATCTACTACAACTAACTCACGCGATAGAAGTGAAGCGGTTTATATCTATGAGAATCAGTATCTCATCAGGAAGGAGAAGGCAAGCTCCAACTCCAGTAGAAGTGAGCGTGATTCTAATAAGATTGCAACACTCATTAGAACGCTGAAGAAGAACAACGAGTATCCTAGTGATGTGGCTATGACTAAGGCTTATGCAGAAGAAATAGTTGTCGCGCTACATCCAGTAAAAGATGGTGCTCGTTATGGCGCACCGAAAATAGAATTGAACAAAGATATAACAAAAATGTTGGCAGAATTCTATTTAGGTGTTGACACGCTTTCAATCAAGCAGTACTCTAGCGAACTCAAAGATTCGTACAGTAAATATTTAGTTGAAATGAAAAAATACGATGAGTCAGCAGACGACTTTAAAAGATTCTGCAAGGGCTTCAAGATCATAGGTATCGCCTATGAGAACTATCATGATGATGGCACAGTAGCGCCCAAGTACATTGTCGGTGAAGGCGATGTAGTTACTACTGACAATAGCAACGGTAAGGTACTCGTTCAGGGTAGCCTGAAATCCTATTCATCCCTGAAGGAAGTGCCCGAAGTTGCAGTTGATGCGATGATGATCGCTACATACATGCAAGGTAAATCGACCGAGAGATCTTATTCCAACCGCAATGAATTGTTTATCGGTAGGATCGACAAGTACCTGAGCGAACTCGACATCGGTGTGGGCTATCGCAACAGCATTGTGTGGGTGGCGATTCCTAAAACGCCAAAGATGTAATGTACAGCGAAACAGAATACATCACCCAATATATGCGCTCACTACACGATGCTAACAAATGGCCTGCCATGCCATACAAGACTCCTGATATGTGGCGCGTTCCTGTGTACAAAGATGACGATACATACGCCGTTGTTGTACAACCTGACAGAGTGCGGTACTTCACGGCAGAAGCATTACCTGATTTCATGAAGGCATCGCTCTCAATGATTCAAGCGTTTCCGCCGCCTAAGAAAGAACTACATCATGTATCGGTCACGGATGCTTATATCAATGCCCATGAGCCTAAGCTCGACGATGTGGGATGGATGGTGTGCAAAGATTTGTACATCGTAATCATGCACGTCACGCAGCTTGGCGAGATTGGGTATAACAAGGAGAAGTCTACATGGCAGATACACCTGAACGCAAAGTAAAGAAGAAGGTTCTCGCAGAACTGGCTTCAATCGGAGCGTACTACACCATGCCCGTAACAAGTGGATTTGGTAATTCAGGGGTCCCTGACATTCTATGTTGTTACAACGGATGGTTCATCGGCATAGAGTGTAAAGCGAACGGCGGTAAGCCAACGAAATTACAGCAGTCTCATTTAGATGAGATTGAGATGCGGGGCGGCTTGTCGTTCATCGTCGATGAACACAATGTCGGGATTATTAAACAACTCATATTGGACAACGCAAAATGAAAGAACTTAAATATCTTACAAGAGCATTACCAACACGTATGTGTACAGACCCCAAGTTTAAATTTAAAAATGCCGCGCAAACAGATGTGCGTCGTACATGGCGCAAGGCGCGTTTACTCATGCGACTAGCGAAAGGAAACCCCTATGAAAGCCTTACTTGAATTCGCATACCCCGAAGATGAGCACAAACTTCAACATGCGATGCGAGCAACAGAATACTACGATGCACTATGCGACATAGACAACATACTAGCAATGCCTCACACGAAGGCGGAAGCCTACACGAAGATCAGAGCAGTAATACTAGAAGTACTAGGGGAGGTGTGACATGGCCTTTCCCCCCATTCCCAAATCCAAAAGACAAGGGAACCAAACAACCGAAGTTCAACCCTGACAACTACGAGGATGCACCTGTATGAAAGACGATGACGATGACATTCAAGACTACGTTCGCCCTTGGGTTGGGCTGACAGATGAGGAGATTGAAGACGCTATTGATGATGGCTTTGCATTTGGTCTGAGTGATGGGAACATATCAAACCAAACCGTGATTCGCTATGTCAGGATTATTGAAGCCAAACTTAAGGAGAAGAACAGTGGCTAAGTTACCTTACACATACACAATCTGCCCCGACCAAGAGGCACCCAAGCAATTCACTGCCAGTTGTAAAGACATGGGCGAGATGCTACGGCACAGCCCCAATGGTGATCTGACCATCAACCAAAAGCGCACTGCAACATGGGACATGTGGTCAGGCAATCACATGGGTCACATTGAGGAAGCGTTGCATGAGATGACGAAGAAGGAAAAACCCAATGACAAGTGACGAAGTTTATAAACTGATTGAAGCCAACGGACTGACTTTGCACGGCGACATTGAACACTTTGCCGCCCTTGTCGCTTCTGCCGAGCGTGAGGCGTGTGCTGAAGTTTGCAAGAAACATGCAGATGTGTATGCGAAGCTTGAACAAAACCCAACAGCGCAGTCGGCATGGGCGGCTTGCATTGATAACCGTGATGCCATCCGAGCAAGGGGCAATGTCGCTACAAACGACACATCACAAAAACGTGTCGATGAAACAAGTAAAAGCGTACATAAACCTATGCACCCACAGTTAAAGGCCATGCTTGAAGAATACTTTGACAAATGCTTTGCTGAATCAGCACCACAGCGCAAGCCGCTGACGGATGAGGAGATTAATCGTTTGTGGTCACAATCATTGGCAGACACTGAAGGCGAGACATGGCTTCCTTTGCGAGAATTCGCCCGAGCCATCGAAGCCGCACACGGCATTAAGGGGGAAGCATGAACCAACCTTGGTACATCAGATTTGGTTGGTGGCTTTGCGAAAAGACAGGCCACCTTGGGGCGCGAACAGGCTGGATTTACAACGGCTATTTTCACAAAGAATGCAAACTTTGTGGGCGCATTGTGAGTGAGCCAATCAAAGAGGAGAAGAACAATGGATGAAGGTTACTACTGCGTGGTCTGTGGCAAGTACATCGAAGCCGTCGATGGCGTGATAGTGCATGACGACATACCGCACCCAGACATGGCGTTTGACGATGAGGAGAAGCCACAATGAATGAGCAACTGATGACACAAGAAGAACTCGCATTCCGTTGGAAGATCAGCGAGGCCACATTGGAGCGCGACAGGTCTCTAAAACAAGGGTGTCGATACCTGAAGATTGGTGGATTGATTCGCTACAAGATTCAGGATGTGCTGGAGTACGAAGACGCTTGTACGCATGAGCCAAAAGCAGCCAAGCTACGGGAGAAAAACACATGAACATTGACCCGTTTTCTTTTTTTGTTGGGGTAGGAATTGCCATTTTTGCAAGACTGTGCATTCTGGTGACAGACGCAATTATTGAAAAAATAAAAAAGGAGAAGAACACGTGAGCAAATCAAAAACACCTGAGCCACTGTACAGGCAGTTCACGCCCGAAGAAGATCGAGGCAAGACACGGGTCAGCAAGTATTACCGAGTCAATCAGAACATGGATGCGCTGGGTACGGGCTTACACCCATACAACATTGAGTGCAACTTACGAATTGACTTTGATCTTGACGGTGGCATCTACAAAGTTGAGTGGAGCAACAAAGTTCTAGGAGAAAGAAAATGATTCACACTGAAGAAGATGACGAGTTCGAGCGCATAGCGCATGAGAACGCTATGAAGTCAGGACAGCCATATCACTACGATGTGTTTGTATCTCCATCACAGCGTAATACAGTCTTAGAAGAAGTGGCGAAAGAGTTTGACAAGATGAAATCGCTTGGCGATACAGCGGCAAGTTTTTCCGCATTTGTAAGAGGCATGAAAAAATGAACAAAATACTTAACCCTTGGGAAGAGTTGGCGCAAGTAGATCGTCCGAGTATTTTTGCGACCGACCCGTACTTTCGTGCGCGTAACCCAAGCAATCAAATCAAAAGTAAGGAGGATCTAGGATACAAACAATTCGGCACGTTCACACGAGCTAAAGAAAGACAGCCAAACAAACACGAAGGAGTTTTAACAGATGCCAAGGCCAAAGCCCCCCGCCCCCCTAAAGGCACGATACGTACGTTTGTCCGATAGGGAATGGCTAATTTTTAAACAACTAGGCGGTGCTGAATGGCTAAGAGAAACATTAGACAAAAAAGCACCAATGCCCAAGCAGTACTACGACACTTTTCAACAACCAACCAAGGAACTATCATGATTAAAAAAATACCAATGTCAAAACAAATTCTTCAATATGTTGCGGCTAACCCCAACGCTAAACCCAAAGACATCGCAAAAGCTTTAGACGCTACAACTGCTTATGTGTACACAGTTTTATGGAATGCTAAGAAGAAAACTAAAACTAAACTGCCACGCAAGGTAATGACGTTAAAACAAATCAAAGAAGCGACCGCTCGTGTGCAAGAGTTTATTAGGCAAGATTTACCCCCGTTGCCGTCAACTCAAATTGAAATGTTTGAACCCGCAACCGATCCAGTCAATCACCCCGCGCATTACAAGGTGGGTGGCATTGAGACCATCGACTTCATTGAAGCCAAGAAGCTGGGCTACAACCTTGGTAATGTGGTGAAGTATCTTACAAGAGCCGACCACAAGGGCAACAAGTTAGAAGACTTGCGCAAGGCGCAGTGGTATCTGACTCGCGAAATCAATTCACTCAAGTGAGGCGATGATGCTAGAAGGTATCAAGATACTAGGGGAACGTATAGTCAACATGCCTGAACTGTACGACCCAAATGAAAACAGAGTAAAAGAAATCAAGGTAGGCGACCCTGAATTTCCTATGGAACATCAAGTAGATCAACTTATTCAGCTCGTTTGCGAAAACGCTGATGGAATCTTTACCGATGAAGAAGTTAAATACATCAAAGACTCCATAGTCGAGTGTAGGCGCAAGGTGTTTAACTCTTGGGTGGTGGGCATCATCGCAGACCAAGATTTAATCTTACCAAGAACCCGAGCGCAAAGTAAGCAGAACGATGAACGCGAGGAAGAGGAACGTAAGTGGCGCTTGGAACGAGAAAAAGAGAAGCGTAAAGAAATGCGTGAACGACAACTCGCGATGGAGCAGATGGAACAACGCATGAAGCAAGATGAAATGCTACGTGGTGGTAGAGGTATCGCTTATAACAACTTAACAGGATTGCTTTAATGAGTTTAATTACGGTGGATTTTGAGACCTACTACACCAATACTGGACTGGGTTTCTCCAAGCAAACAACAGAAGAGTACATCCGTGACCCGAAGTTTGAGGTCATAGGCGTTGCTGTTCAGATAGATGCTGGCGACCCAGTTTGGTATTCAGGCGACCGTGAAACGCTACGCAAGTGGCTTGGGCAATTTGACTGGAAGAATAGCATGGTCATTGCTCACAACATGCTGTTTGACGGAGCGATTCTGAAGTGGCACTTTGGTATCACACCAATGGGGTATCTCGATACGCTATCTATGGCGAGAGCCATACATGGTGTTGAAGTCGGTGGTTCACTGGCCAAACTAGCGTTGCGCTACCAAATAGGAGAGAAAGGTACAGAAGTTAATGACGCTATCAACAAGCGCCGTACCGACTTCACTCCCGATGACTTGGCGCAGTATGGTCGGTACTGTGAGAATGACGTTAAGTTGACCTACGAGTTGTTCTGCCGTATGGCGCAAGGCTTTCCGATGGAGGAGTTAAAGCTCATCGACATGACCCTGCGTATGTACATCCATCCGATGTTGTGCATTGACCAAGACACATTGAAGGAACGTCTCGACGGGTTACAGAAAGAGAAATCAGAATTACTTTCTTCACTGATGGAGAAGCTTCAGTGCGAGACTGAGGAAGATGTTCGTAAAAACTTGTCAAGCAATAGCAAGTTTGCAAAGATACTACAAGACCTTGACATTGAAGTGCCGATGAAGGTCAGCCCCACGACTGGCAAGCAGATGCCCGCACTTGCCAAGAAGGACGAAGGGTTCATTGCCCTGACTGAGAGTGAAGATACTTTTATCCAACACTTGTGCGCTGTGCGCCTTGGAACGAAGTCAACACTAGAGGAGAAACGCATCGAGCGTTTCATGAAGATTGGGGAACGCAATAAGGGAATGATTCCCATCCCCCTGAAATACTATGGAGCGCATACAGGCAGATGGTCGGGTACTGACAAGATTAACTTTCAGAACTTACCGAGCCGCGATCCAAAGAAAAAGGCTTTGAAGAAAGCCATCGTACCGCCTGATGGTTACGTCGTTATTAACTGTGACTCATCGCAGATCGAGGCGCGGGTTCTACCTTGGCTTGCGGGTCAAGATGATATTGTGAAACTCTTTGCTGATGGTGAAGACGTTTACTCTGTGTTCGCGTCTGCTGTGTACGGGCGCAAGATTACCAAGAAAGATCCCATTGAGCGATTCGTGGGCAAAACTTGTATTCTGGGCCTTGGCTACGGCACTGGGGCTTTAAAGTTACAGCACACACTGTCTACCACGCCCCCGGGCGTAAAACTCACCGAGGATGAATGTAAAGACTTGGTTGGCAAGTACCGTCAAATTAACGACAAGATCATCGAGCTATGGGCTGAGGCCGATCAGATGCTTGAAGAGATGATGAACTCAAAGATCACCGAGCCTAGGTCGTTCGGTAAACACGACTGCGTATTCTACGACAACGAAGGGCTGATACTGCCCAATGGCTTTCGTATCCGATACACCAACCTACGCCGCGAGTACGAGGACGGTAAGTCCAAAGTGATGTATGACTCACGCAAGGGCAAGGTCTCTATTTGGGGCGGTGCTGTGGTTGAGAACGTGGTTCAAGCTCTAGCAAGGATCGTCGTGGGCACTCAGATGGTTGAGATCAACGAGAAGTATCGCGTTGCATTGACTGTGCATGACGCCGCTGTTAATGTTGTTCCTGCGGATGAGGCTGACGAGGCTGTGGCCTTCATAACTGGCATCATGTCTAAAGCCCCCGAGTGGGCAACCGGCCTACCTGTCGCATGTGAAGCGGGCGTTGGCGCAACCTATGGAGACTGCTGATGAACGCTAAAGACACACTGTGGGCACGTAGAAACGGTTTCAACATTGAGATGTTTAGGCTTCCTGTACAACAAACTCCCGCACAATATCAAGCAGAACAAAAGCGCAAGCAACAACTGTTTGCGGCTGACTACGCTACCGAAAAGGCGGCGTCTAACCTAGTGAGCGAACTGCTTGACGAAAAGGGTTGGAGCTACGAGAAAGAAGTTAAAACAACAAGTGGCAAGGCAATTGACTTTGTTGTGACGGCTATGCACGAGGACCGTGAGATCAAGTTTGGCATAGAAGTTAAACGTCAGATGTCACCACACTATCCCAACGGCCTTGCCGCAACAACTCTTGCAGATCATTTAGAGCAAGCGGCGGCTTATGCGCGTGACCTCAACATGCCTGTATTCATAGGGCCAGTCCAAACAAACAAATCACCAAGCAGTATGTACACGGGCGGCAAGATGGTCGACTCAGTGTGTGCTTTAAATATCTTTGGTGGTCGTATGAATGTAGGCACGTTCGTTGTAGGCAACACTTGGCACGGCGATAAATTCTTCATGATCTTGCGTGGCGCTTCCTTTTACGAGAATGGGTTCAACCCAAAGCGTTTAAATATGGTAACTTCTACTGGTTCTAAAAAGGAGCGCACAGATATATGAAAGCCAGTGAAATTAAGTGGTCGTACTCCGGCCTGAAGGACTTTGCAAATTGTCCAAAACAGTACCATGAAGTCAAGGTCTTAAAGAATTTTAAGAAGGAAGCTACAAAGCAAATGTTATACGGCACGGAGGTTCACTCTGCGCTGGAGAACTATGTCAAGGATGGTACGCCCCTCGCCAAGAACTATGAGCGGTTCAAATCACAGCTTGACCCCCTGCGGGACATGGAGGGTACTAAATACCCCGAGCACGAGATGGCACTGACCTACGATAAGAAGCCTTGTGCGTTCGATGCGCCTGACTATTGGGTGCGTGGTATCGCCGACTTGCTGGTTGTGCGGGATGATGTAGGTTTTATTGTTGACTACAAGACTGGGAGCAACCGCTACCCTGATCCCAAGCAATTGCAGTTAATGGCTCTTATGGCATTTGAACACTTTCCGCAGCTCCAACACATCAATGCTGGCCTGTTGTTTGTTGCCCATAATCACTTTGTAACTTCTGAATATTCGAGAGACAATATAGCCTCGTACTGGGAAGATTTTTACTGGAATCTTGAGCGTTTACGCTTATCCCACGAGAATAATTCTTGGCAGGCTAACCCTACGCCCCTGTGCGGATGGTGTCCAGTAAAGACTTGTCAATTCCACAAGGGGTAATCATGCCTTATGTAAACAAACCTAGACCGTACAAAAAAGAGTACGAACAACAGAAGGCTCGAGGTGAGCACGAACGCCGCATGGAACGCCAGCGCGGACGCCGTTCAATCGACAAAACCGGTGCTGATTCCAATGGAAATGGCAAGGCAGACCGCCGAGAAGGTAAGGATGTAGCGCACGTTCGCGCCTTAGATAAGGGCGGCTCAAACAAGGATGGCCTACGTATCCAAAGCGTTGCTAAAAATCGCTCGTTCCGACGCGATTCAAAGGGAAATTTGGTCTCTGAGACCAGCAAAAAAGAACGCGCTAGGTGAAAATACCTACGATTCCAACAAAAAAATTACTTGACTTATAAGGTTTTGGCCTCATAATTAAGTCAATCGAGGTTCAGTCGTTAGGCGTGAGTGGACTGATGGGGGTTTGTTGCAGTTGCTGGCTTGTTTTCCCCCCGTAAACCACGTCAGTTAGTCGGTGGGTACTCTCCTATGGACATACTTTCGCCCACGACAGGACTAACCGGATGGGGGGCCGTGCCCCCCGTTCGTAACACACAATTTAGTTGAAAGGTAGTATGAATATAGTTGACAACACCGCACTGCGGTTCCATTGCTCTCATAACGTAGCAAAGCAAATTACTACGTACATTGACAAAAGCGAGCTGATTGGAGCTGAAGGCGGGCACTCTGAGGTGCTGATGTATTGGGGCATCAACGAGGTGCAAAAGCTCGTTCGCTTACTACCTGACTCTAATAAGATTCCATCTCCCATTGAGCGTGACTACGAGTGGCCCGGAATGTTTACTCCGTTTGACCATCAACGCGACACTGCTCGATTCCTCACACTACACCGCCGCGCTTTTTGTTTTAACGAGGCCGGTACAGGCAAGACTTCTGCGGCTATTTGGGCGGCTGATTACCTAATGATTCACGGGCTAGTGAAACGTGTGTTGGTCGTTTGCCCCTTGTCAATCATGCAAAGCGCATGGCAAGCCGACTTGTTCAAGACAGTGATGCACCGCACTTGCGGTATAGCGCACGGATCAAAGCGCAAGAAAGTTATCAACGGAGGTTACGAGTTTGTAATCATCAATTACGACGGTGTTAACGCAGAGCGTCAAACAATCATGGATGGTGGTTTTGATCTCATCATCGTTGACGAAGCTAACGCCTACAAGAACCCAAGCACCGTGCGTTGGAAAAACCTTGCCAAGATAATTCGTCCCGACACGTATCTGTGGATGATGACCGGCACTCCCGCTTCTCAGTCACCCGAAGACGCATTTGGTTTGGCTAAGTTGGTCAATCCTAATAACATTCCCAAGTACAAGACGGCATGGAAAGATGCGGTCATGCAACAGATCACACGCTTCAAGTGGATACCCAAGCCACACGCCAAGGGTCTTGTATTCAATGCCTTACAACCCGCGATCCGGTATGAGAAAGCACAATGCCTTGATTTGCCTGACCTGATGTATCAGACACGCGAAGTGCCACTCAGCGCCCAAGCCACAAGCTACTACAAAGAGTTGCGCAAAGAAATGCAGATCGAAGCGGCTGGCGAGACTATCAGCACAGTCAATGCGGCGGCGGCACTTACAAAGCTCTTGCAGTTATCAGGCGGCGCTGTTTATACAGATGACCACAACGTGATTGAGTTTGATGTTTCACCGCGCTTGAACGTGCTTGGTGAAGTGGTTGATGAGGCATCGCACAAGGTGATCGTGTTTATTCCGTATCGCCACACAATCAAAGTGGTGCAGGACTATTTGACGAAGAACAATATCACAACAGAGATTATTTCAGGTGATGTTACAGCGTCAAACCGTGCCGCTATCTTTAACAAGTTCCAAACAACCGACACACCACGAGTGCTCTTGATTCAACCGCAAGCGGCATCGCACGGTGTTACGTTGACTGCGGCAGACACGATTGTGTTTTGGTCGCCTGTGATGTCCGTAGAAACTTATCTGCAATGCGTTGCGCGTATCGACCGCGTTGGACAGAAAAACAAAATGACTGTGATTCACCTTCAAGGGTCTGAGGTGGAGAAGCGCATGTACACAATGCTTCAGGGCAAAGTGGATTTGCACACTCAGTTGGTAGACCTGTACAAAGAGGAAATAGGAGAGACTGTATGACAGTAAACGATACAGAAGAGTTGGTGTCTGACTACCTTGAGATTCGCAGGATGCGCGAGTCATTAAAGGCCAACTATGAATCTCAGGACGAAGAACTAAAAGACGCTATGGAGTCGATTAAAGAAGCGCTTTTGGCTATTTGTAATGAGAACAACCAAAACGGTTTCAAGACAGACAGCGGTACTGTTACGAGACAAGTTAAGGAAAGATATTTTTGCACTGACTGGGATAACTTCAGGAAGTTTGTCGAGAACGAAGGCTCGATTGATTTGCTTGAACGCCGTATCCATCAGCGCAACTTCAAAGAATTTATGTCCGAGCGAGCTGGAGATGGATTGCCGCCCGGTGTAAATGCCCTGCGTGAGTACGACATTGTTGTACGCAAGGCTTCTTCAACCAGTGAAACTTTAGTTTAATTTAATTAGGAAATATCATGAGTAACGAACTCGCAAACATTTTTCAAAACGCCGGTGGTTTAATGGAATTGGGCCTCGATGAGGATACCCTTGCCGTAGCCGGTAATGCCACAAAAGGCAACAAGCGCATTTCTATCGAAGGTCGCGTATTCCGCAAGATCGTTGGTGGCAAAGAGCAGAGCGTCAACACTGACAACTCTATGAACGTCATCATCGTCAAGATGGCCCACGATGCATCGCGCACCTTCTATAACTCTACCTACAAGAAGGGTGTGAAGTTGGCCCCTGCTTGCTGGTCAAACGACTCGAAGACCCCTGACCCCGAGGTTAAATCTCCTTGTGCGGCAACTTGCGCTGAGTGCCCCAACTCAGTCAAGGGTTCAGGTCAAGGCGGTCAAGGCACTGCTTGCCGACTCTCATGGAGAGCCGCTGTTGTACTGCCTAACGATCCCGAGGGAGATGTGTATCAGATCGTGTTGCCAGCTACTTCTGCATTCGGCAAAGAAGAAAACGGTAAGTGGCCTTTCCGCCCATACATTCAGATGCTTGCTAACAACAACGTGTCTGCGGGTCGTGTCGTAACTAAGATGCAGTTTGACATCAACTTCCCAGTACCCCGCTTGCTGTTCTCCCCAGCTTCTGCTGTGCCTAATGAAATGCGCGATGCAATCGTGCGTCAAGGTAAAACTCCAGCCGCAGAAAACGCAATCAAGTTGTCTGTGTTTAAGACTGATGGTGTTGATGAAGTTGAAGCGCCTGCTCAACCAGCCTCGTTCGCTGAAGCTGTTCCCGAGCCAGTGAAACGTGCATCTACAGCTAAAGCATCTGCTGAAGCGCCTGAAGATGTTAGCGACATCGTTAAAAAGTGGTCTAAGAAGTAATGGCCCGCACATACAGCCCCGAACTACTAAGCATTGTTGATACAACTGAGGGGGACAATGTGGGCATCACGCTTGCAAAGGCGTGTATCGAAGCCAACTTGCCTGCCGCATACGTGTCAGCAATTCTCGGTGTATCACGCATGGGTATTCATGCGTGGTTTCGGGGCGGGTATGTACGCAGTGGTCGTCGTGAAAAAATCAGACTATTCTTAGAACTTCTAAAGGAGGACACTAAAGCGGGACTCTTGCCAGCCAAGAATCTCAAAGAAGCCCGTACATACACTGAGAACATTCTCGGTCGCGCAGTTACGGAAGCTTCTAAAAAGTCGGGCTAATAACCCATATTGTTTACAGGCGAGGCCGGTCCTCGCCTTTATTGTCTCTGCGATTATGAACGAACAATTTTTTGATAAGGTATTGCCAACGCAGGGCAACATTTGTGTAGTCGGAATCAAGGGTGACTCAGTGCGCCCCAAATTCTCTGAGTACCTTAGTGAAGCAATTGACTTCATGAAGGACTTTGATGCTGGTGACTTCAACACATTTTTTGCGCTTGGGACATTTGAAGGGTATCAACGCAAGGCGAGTGCGTGTATTTTTATGCGCTCATTCTTTGTTGACCTAGACTGCGGCCCTGACAAGCCGTATGCGGCATGGGAAGATGGACTGATAGGACTGCACAAGTTTTTATCTGCCACTGAACTGCCTAAACCGATCATTGTAAATTCCGGTAATGGTATTCATGCGTACTGGCCTTTTACAAGTGATGTACCAACTGATATTTGGAAACCGTACGCTGAAAAGTTTAAACAGTATTGTTTAGACAACGGCCTCATGATTGATGAGGTAGTTACGGCAGATGCCGCAAGGATTCTTAGAGTCCCCGGCAGTCGCAACTTGAAACGCGCCCCATTACCAGTCGAAGTAATACAAGACGCTGAACCTACAAACTTTGAAGACTGGGAAGACCTGCTTGGTAAAGTTGAAAAAGCGTTTGACTTGAGCCAAGTTGAAAAGGGTCTTGATGATGAGACCCAAGCGCTGTTTGACAAGATGAACGGCAATTATGAATACGTCTTCCAAAAGCTTGCGGAGGATAGCTTAGAAGGAGTAGGCTGTGGACAAATTAAATACATTCTCGAAAACGCGGCTAGTTGTCCAGAGCCGCTGTGGTACGCTGGATTATCTGTCGCCTCAAGGTGTGTTGATGGCGACACTGCCATACATCTCATGTCGGAAGACCACCCCGACTACTCAAGGGACGAAACGGAACGAAAAGCAGAGCAGTCAAGAAGCGAAGCCGCTTGGGCACACAGTTGCGATGCCTTTGAACGCGAGAACCGGTCTGGATGCGCTGGATGCCCACACAAAGGAAAGCTCGGAAAGTCAGGGCCTATTGCACTTGCCCGATCCATCAAACTCGCAGTTGAATACACCGAATCCTCTGACGGAACTTCTAGCGATGAAGGAGACGAAGCCCCGAATGAAGCGGAGCCAACTGGGACCAAAAAGGATCCCAAAAACCTCTTAGTCTTTCCTGAGTTTCTTAAGCCATTCTTCCGTCCAATCAACGGCGGTGTGTACTTTCAACCCCCACCACGTATGAACAAGGATGGTAAGAAAGTCCAAGACCCACCCGAAATGCTGACACCAAATGATGTGTACCCTATTCAACGGTTGTTTAGTCCCCATGATGGTGAGTGCCTTGTTATGCGCTTACATCTACCACGCGATGCGTCTCGCGAATTCATGCTACCCCTGAAAGACATCGGCGCATTAGACAAACTCAAGGCAACCCTGCTATCTAACGGTGTTGCATTTGAACCCACGCTCGCTCCAAAGTTTGCAAGCTATCTAATGAAATGGACAAGTTATTTAATCAACACACAAAAGGCAGACATCATGCGTATCCAACAAGGCTGGACTGATGATCACGAATCATTTGTTTTAGGCACAAGCGAAATCTTTAAAGACGAAATCAGGCACTGCCCACCGTCACCAATGTCCAAGAACATTGTGCGCTACGTCAAGAAAAGCGGCACGTTTGACGGCTGGCTTAAGGCGGCTCGTATGCTCAACGACCCGGGCTATGAGTTCCATGCATTTACATTACTCTGCGGATTCGCAACACCCTTGATGGAGTTCTCCAACGTCAACGGCATTGTGCTTTCTCTGCACGGTGAGTCTGGTGTGGGTAAGACAGGCGCTTTGTATTCGGCAATGAGCATTTGGGGGTCGCCCGAGAGTCTGACTGTTAACGATGCTACACCCAATGCGCTAACACAGCGCATGATTACCTCTAAGAATATTACGTTTGGTCTTGATGAGCAGACTAATTTGGACGGTAAAGTAGCATCTGATGTGGTTTACAAAACTTCTGCCGGTCGTCCAAAGATCAGGCTCCAAGCTTCATCAAACCAAGAACGTGAGTCAGAGTTCATCACCCGACTGATTGCGATCATCACAACAAACAACTCGTTGATTGACATCATTTCAACTTACAAGGCAAACACAAGCGCTGAAGAAATGCGTATCCTTGAGCCGTTCATGACTAGGCCCAACGTCCACGGTTATGAGCTGACGCTTGAACGCGGTAAAGAGATGTTTGATGCGTATCACTTTCACTACGGACACGCTGGTGAGCCATACGTACAAGAACTGCTGAAAGTCGGCAAGAAAGAGTTAACACGCCGTATTCACATTGAGTACATGAACGTTGCAGATAAGTATTCAAAGAGCGGTGAGTATCGCTACATCGCCAGTTTGATTGCCAACGTCTACACCGCCGAGCGAATCCTGCGTGAACTGGGCTGGTTTGAGTTTGACATGGTTCGTATCATGAATGTAGTTGGCGGTGCGTTCAACGACATCATTAGCGGTAAGCGCAAAGCTGACTCCAATACCCGTGAAGATGTTTTGGGTGACTTCATCAACAAGAACATTCAGAACATGTTGGTTGTAAACAACGGCAAAGTATCCACAGCGCCTCGTGGTCCTCTGTACATCAGGGCTGAAGTTGAGGAAAGCACGATCTTTGTATCTACTTCCGCGCTCAAAGCGTACCTGCATGAGATCAAGCTAGGCATCAAAGAGTTTGAGACTAAGTTGACCGATGCTGGAGTTATGAAAGGCAAGTTGCGCAAACAGATGGCGGCTGGATGGTCTGACGCAGTGGGTAGTACAAACGTCCAAGCCTATGCGTTTGAAACTGACTTGACTCACCTGATTACGCCTAAACAAGAGAATGAGCAAGAAACTACCGAGTGAGGCGGCTCCACTTGATGAGCCTGAGTGGCTTTTCCCCTACGAGTACATGCTTGTGGGGGAGAGTTTCTTTATCCCAACTATGCGCCCTGCATACATGGGCTACATCATAGATACAACGTCTAAGAAAGTCGGAATAAAAATGAAGACCTTCACTTGCACCGAGAACGGCGTCCTCGGTGTTCGTGCTTGGCGTATGGGTTAGGGTTCAACACCCATCATTTCAAAGTCTTCTATGATCCCACGCTTGACTAAGTTTTGAAACTTGACAACATTCTTAACAGCTTCCGTGCGTTCCTTGGGTGTTAGGCCCGGCATACGGCGGTAAATGTTTGCCTCTTCCCGCAACTTTTTCAAGTCTTGGTTGATTACTTTGTTGTAGTGCTCAACTATGTATTCGTCCATCGGATTCTTCTCAACGTATCGGGCATACGCTTCTGGGTTTGAATCCTTAAACATGTTGAGTTTTTGTTGTTTAGACAAAATCTGTTTCTCAACCTCTGAGAACTGCCGTGCATCGTAGTTTGACGGTGCGCCAAAGAAGCTATCAAACAGCACGGTATCAGTCTTAGGATTGAATGCCTTTTCACCAGCCGCCAGCAGACCGTAGTTATATCCAGTCTGAGCCAAACGCATCAGTCCATCGCCATAGGTATTGGCAAAGAAGTACATTGTGTTTGGACTCCAGTCCACCTTGCCGTCTGTGATTTCAGCCAAAGTACGTGCGGCAGACTTGTACAACTCAGGGATGTTGTCGCCACCTGTGTAAGCATCGCCATAGCGTGACTGACGGTTGTTGTAAATCTCACGACCCAGACCATCGACGTTCATCACCCACTCAAGGAACGGACGCGCAACGGAAGGCGTTGCAGAATCCATTGCCCATGCTGGGAAGTTGTCTATCGGACTAATGCGCGAGACCGGCAGCGGCAAGAACGAATCCAAGCCTGTCACAACAATATTACCTAAAGCATTCTTAACGGATGAGTTGCCTGTAGCCAACGCTGTAACCTGTGCGCCAGCAGATGCGAATGCGCCAAGACCAAAGCCCCAAGGAATTTGGATTGGTGTTTCCATTCCGGGAATATGGAAGCGGGCATAGCGTGACCAGCGGTTTGGATCATCAGTGGCAGTGCGGTTGCGACCTAGATCGTCGTCGTCAGACATCGCCATAGACATCAAATAGATTGCACCGCCCATGCCAAGCAAGCCCAAGGTCATTGCGGTAGCGGCCTTCTTTTGTTCGTTGTACTTTTTCAAGAACTCAGCGCGAGCCACTTTGTCTTTTTGAATGTACTCAGGCAGTTCTTTCAACGCATCTTCTGGATCGCGTAGCATCGGGCCTAGTGTTTCAATAGCCCTGACAGCACCAGTAGCGGCTGGACGGAAGAACATGAACGCCGCACCAGCGGCACGGCCCCACTCACCAACCTGTTCAAAGTTGGCAAGACCTTTAGCGTAACCAGCGGCTTTGACTTGCGCATCAGCAGGGGAGAGATTTTCTGCCAATGCTTGTGACTTGGCGATACGATACGCCGCAGTGCGGCTTGCCAATTCAAACATGTCAGTCCAGATGTCAACAAACTTGTCAATCTGATCTTTAGTCTTCAAGATGCCGGTACGGTCAAGTGACTTTTGCAATTCTTTAAACTGACCCTTAGAAGAAAGGCCGGCAAGATATGACACTTTACCGCCCTGCTCAATAAACTCAAGCATGTCGCGTACATAGCCATTCTTCTTAGCCATCGCTCTAATTTGGTCAAACTTACCTGCCTCATACAGCGCGGCAACTTTAGCGGCGCGGAACAGACCACCACTTGCTACATCTGTAGCGATAGCGCCAATGTATTGCGCGGCGGCTTTTGGACCCATCTCAACACCAATTGAGTATGCGTTGGTTAGAGCATCACGGAAGAAGTTAACTGGCGCAAATGCAACGTTGTAACGAGTGTGCAATTGACCCACACCGCTAGTGATGTGGTTCAACATATCAATGATCGGCTGAGACTGCTCGTATGTACGGCGGATAGCGTTGCGCTGCGCCTTATCAAAAATCTCAATTACATCAATACTGCCATCCTTGTTGTAATGGAAGATGACGTTTTCTTTCTTCTCTTCGCCAATGTTCAGGTCTTTATAACGATCTGCAAATGGAATTGTTTTGAAGATACGACCTTTGAGTAATTGATTGCCATCTTTATCTTTAGCCACAGCGTTTTTAATTGCAAGCGTCACATCCCTACGACCAGCACGCATAGCGGCACGCGTTGCATCAGTCAACGATTGAACAATAGAGTTATCGGAGTCAGTTTCACGACCTTCAAAAGAGTTCTGACCTTCTTGCAGTTCACGACCATTGCGTTTGCTGTTGAAATCAAGCGCGGCATCAGCATCGTTAGTGTACTTTTCTTTACCAGCAAAAGGCACATAGTTTTTCCAACCGTAAAAGTCCACAATACTTTGCACGGGCGCTGACCAGTAGTTAGCCTCTTTGTTTAACTCTCTTGTTGCGTCTTGCAACTTGCGCATAGCGGCAATAACTTTGTCCACTTCCTTCTTGTTAGGATCATTCTCGTAAGAGTTGATAAAGTTCTGAATGGACTTGGGTGTGTAGCCACCAATGACGTTGTACTCTTCGTTATTACGATCAACAGATTTATAACCATTTGGGCTTGAACCGGTTGGGTCTTTGTACTTAGCTACAACATTATCTAATGCAGTGCGGGCAGTTTCAATCTGAGTCTTGTTTAATGTGCCAGACAACACTTCATCCATGATGCGCTCACGGAACTCAGCAGGACTCATGACTTCATTGCCAATTTTAAGAATCTTATCGTTGCTAAGTGGTACATTCAACATGTACTTCACGTCACGACGCTCACCCTCGTGCAGACCCATCAGGTACACATGTAAACGCTCGGTCGCTTCTTTAGAGGTCAAACCCGAAGCCTTGGCATAAGCACCGATTGCGCTCTGCATATCACTTGCAGGAGTATTGACTCTTGTCAAGTACAAGTCTTTGGCACGAGAAGCGGCTAAGGCAATCTGCGTATAGATGTTGTTCAGTTTACTGCCGCTATAAATAATCTTACCGGCACGGGTCAAGCCATCTTCCCAGCTCTTGATTGCATAACGAGCATTTTGAAACTTAGTCACTAAGTTCATACCACCTTGACGTGTTGTGAACAGTTTGCGCAACGCATTGATACCACTTGTCTCAGGTAGTTCATTACGTTTGATCGCTTCTTCTGTAGTAACGTCAACTTTAGCTGGAGCTTTTTGTGTGGTTGGTTTTTGTGTAGTTGGTTTTTGTGTAGTGCCAGCGGCTCCTTTGGCTTTTGCAGACAACTCAGCTGCTTCACCAATTGTTTCTTTACCAGCAAGGCGCTCAATACCACCTTCAGGTGCGGCAAGAATATCTTGAAAAGCTGCGGCAGCTTCTAACAGCAAGTTACCTTTATAACCGGGGGAACGTAGAATTTCACGGCGTAGGTTTGTTACGCCACGCTCGTTGACCAATTCGCCCTTCAGCGGAGGAATTTCAGCTATATCAGCTTCTTCAGGACTGTCAAACAAAGACTCAGGCGCAAGCGCTTCTTTCTCAGCAAGATCCAACTCTCGTTTTTCTTTTTGCTCTCTTGGCGCAATAGTTTTTTCTTTGGTAGCTTTCTGAGGAGTACCGGTCTTCTCAGTTGGCATTAAAATCTTTTGACGCGTTTGTTCTGGACGGAACAACTTGTACATGAACGCAAGAGTACCTGTGAAATAATCCCACAGGTTATCAAACATGCTGTCATACGAGCCTTCGCGCACACCGGTCTCACGCTCAAGCTGCAATTCTTCAGACTGCTCTTGTGTCTTTGCTGTAGCGTACGCTAGACGAGGAATCTGAATACCAGCCAGTTCGTTCTGGAACTCCATATCGGTCATCGCATAAGCAATGAACTCGTACAGGTTGTCAAACGCATTGGGGTACTTACTGCCGAGCTTGGCTTTGGCGGCGCTGGCAATATCAATTAGGCGTTCAACAGACGCCGCTACACGCGGGTCAAGCTTTGTTTTATCAGTGAAGAACTGATGAATGATCTTTACAGTAGCGGCGTGAGTCAACTCGTGCAGGATCGTAGCTTCATCCAAACCGTATGGACCAACATATAAAGTATTTGTGTTGGCGTCGTACTTGGCAATTTGCTCATGTATCATGTTCTTATCGAACACAACATTTACTTTGAGGTCGGCAATGTTGGATAAAGTACCAGCCAATGTGCGGAAAACGCCCATTGCAACTGAATCACGAATATTAACAACGCCACGCCGCAAAACCGTCTTACCATTAACTCCTGTAAACGGTACTAGATCGTAGCCGCGCTTAAGCTTCAGACCATGCCCTTGTGTACTCAAATACTCCAGCACAGATTTAATGTCACCGCGTGCAAGCTTCTTCAGAATATCAAGCGGCAGCACCTGCCCTTTACCAGCAGGTTGTGATTTACGTGCGCGTTCACCGGCGGCAAGCATCTCTTGTGTTGCACGGCTTTCAGCTTCTTGCAAACCTTCACGCGAAGCTTGCGCCGATAGGTCTTTTTGAACTTGTTTCTTTACGGCACGGAACGCCATATCCTGTTCAAGAACAGTGTCTGTCTTATTTACATCTGCGTACGCTTTACGCGCTTCAGGAGACAAATCACCCCAAATAGGAAACTCATACGCAAGTCCAGTTTTTTGACTGAACGCGCTACGCTCACGGTTATAACTATCCCGCGCTTTGGCTTCGCCTGTAAAAGATTCTTCAGATGTTTTACGTGATTCACGATACTCAGCTAATTTTTTAACTGCGTTGTCGTGCTCTACCTGATTGTTCTGCCTGATGTTGTCACGGAAATACACGCGACGCTCATCGTCTTTTAGTTCTTTATATGCAGGGAGCGGCTCTTCACCTTCTTCAAGTTTAGAGTTGTAATCTTGACGAGTTTCTTCGTACAAGTCACGTTGTTCTTGTGATGGGAAGTAGCCTCGTTCTTCTTTTAATTCTTGACCGGCAATAGTCTGTTCGCTAACGGCGGACAAGGGCTGAGTCTGACGTTCTTTCTCAAACGCCATAGCACTGCGGATACGTTGACCAAAAGCCCGTTGTGTTTCGCCATCACGTTGCGTCAAACCATAGCGCTTACCAAGGGCTTCACGTTTTTCATCATCGGCAATTTGTGCTTTAGTGCGACGCGCTGAGCCGGCTGAAGGAAGACCATCATCCCCAAAGAGTTTATTGATTAAATCTTCGTCTTCTTGTAAGGCTGTTTTTACAGCGGGGGCTGCGGGTGGTTTTTGTCCTTGCGCTTCTGCTTGCTGGGCTTGAGTGGTTTGAGTGCCAAGTGGTGCTCCTGCTGGTTGAGTAGTTTTACGACGTAGTTGTTCGTCTTTTAAAAGTTTATATTCAACATCATCACCACCAAACATCATTTGGTCGGTTAGCTTGTCATTTAAGTCTTTGTCTGTAAGCGCGCGTACTTGAGCTTCTGTGGCTATTGGAGCGGGCTTTGTTCCTTTTCCTTCAGCAGCGCCTGTAGCATCCGCTCCAGTAGAAACCACTCCATTTCGTTGAGCTTCTCCAGCTCCTGCGGCGGGGGGAATGACGTTGGCTGGTTGTGTAAATAACGCAGTGCTCGTTCCAGCTGCTTCACCGAGAGTTCCTGTAGCATCTTCCGCTCCCTTCGGGCTGATCGTGGATAACGCATCATCAATACTCACTTTAAGTTTTGCGTTTGAATTGCGCTTATTAGTAAGTTTGTTTTGCTCACCTTTTGTGAGGCTCATGCCACGCGACTCTAACTCTTTGATCTCAGCATCGCGCTTGTCATACTCAGCTTGCATCGCCACAATCTTTGGATTGCGCTGTACTTCAGCTATGTCTACTGGCGGCGTTTCAATCACAGTGCCGGGCGCAACTTCTTCAAACTCAGTGCCAATGATTGAAGGCTTACCTTTTTTCTCAGGTTCAGTTTTAACTTCTTCTGTGATGGCGGTTTCTGCTTCTTGCTTCTGCTGTTCCTCTTCGCGTTGCTTAAGCGCTTCTTGTCTTAAGACTTCATCACGTATTTGTTGATCTGATTGACGGCCACCAACGATGCCAGTTACCCCGCCCATGCCAGCCGCACCGATTGATGCCATAGCCGCAGTTTCGCCCAAGCCCGAAGTCAGGTCACGATCAAGACCAGCGGCGCGGGCCGCAATGTTTTGCGCAAGGCGACCACCAACTTCTTCCACGTTTTCGCTTGGAAGTTCTTTAAGCGCGCCTGTAACAGCGCCACCCAAAATGCCTTTGCCTGTTTTCTCACCAGCAAGCACGCGCTCAAGCGCACTGCCACCGGGCAAGAAACGATTTGCAAGAACGGACAGCGCGTAACCCGATACACCAGCGGCACGGGCTAAATTAATTGTCTCAGCCGCAGCTTGTTCAGCGGGCATTCTCTTAGACAACTCTGCATAGATCTCATCGTATGAGCCAGCGCCAATGTCTGCACCTTGTTGTACTGCGCCAGTTTGAAGAGCAGCAGTCGCGCCAGACTTGATAGCGGCTTTTTTAGCGGCGGCTTCAGCGGCTTCTTTTGCCGTACCTTTAGCAAGTTCTTTAGCCAGCGTGCTACCAGAAGTAAGTGCGGCGGTAGTACCGCCTGTAAGAGCAGCGGGGATAATCTGTGGAAGTTGTTCAGCTAAGAATGATGTCAGCAGTGCCGGGTCAGAAACAGTCTCACCCAACGCAGTTTTAAATGCGGCAAACTGACCTTGCTTTTCTGCTTGCGCAACCTTTTCAGAGCGAGCCTTTTCACGCGCCAACAAAGACGCAGACTTCAAGCCCTTTGCATATTCTTCAATGTCTTGACCAGCGCCCAATGCGCCTGTTTTAGAAAAGTCACCTGTGGCTAAGCCATAGAGTTGACCGGGCAATTGAACAAGACTACCAATACCGCCCAGACCCGCTGCGCCTATATCGGTAAATGCTTCACCAAAAGTGCGTTCTGGAATACTAGGCGCGGCAGGTTTAGCGGCAGGTTTTGGGGCCTGCATGTGGGTTGTATACGCCCACTGCCACGCTGTATTCTCATCCGGCGCTTCAACTTCGTATTTAGCACCTTCAACGTTTACAGCAAATTTAGCCATTATCCTACCCTTGTAACAGCACCTTTTGGTGGTGGCGGTATATTAGCAGCTCCACCGCCCGCAGTGGGCAACATTTTTGCAATTCTATCGTTTAGCGCATCAATTGCCGCTTGAGCTTTTTCTTGTGTCTTAGGATCAGTTGACATATACAACAAGCGCTCTTGCATGGAACGTTGGTCTATCAGCTTTTTGTAGTCAGGATTCTTGTTTAAAGTATCCTGCCACTTACGCTCTTCTTGCGCTAAAAAATTCTTTTGTTCTTGTATACGACGCAATCTTCTTTCTTCCAATTGCGCTGCGGCAGACTGAGCACGACTGGCAGCGGTGTCTCTTGCAGTCTGTTCACGACTTAAACGATTATCAAGCGCAGTTTGCTCGCGGCTTTTATTGACCGCTTTTGTATTAAGCAAACTTGTACCAGACTGCTCCGCTGAACGCTGCTCAGCAATAAGATCTTTAACAGCTTCCTTACCAGCCGCCACGTCTTTGTAACGACCTTCAATTCTGGCCTTGTCAATCTCAGAGTTAAGTTTGTTAAGCTCATCAAGGAACTTAAGGTCTTCAGCGTCGTAGTTCTGTTTGCCAGACATAGCGCCAACAGCCATATTTTGAAGAACACCCGCAATGCCACCTTTGGTAGGCTTGCCAGCAGACATTAACGCATCAATCCACAAAGGTTGACGACTATCTTGGATTTCTTTAATCCTTGCTTCGCGAGCAGCCGCGCGATCTTGCGCGGGTTTTAGCAACGCATCTAAGCCCATAAATTGCGCGTTTTGTTCCATAGCTTTCTTGCGAATAGCTTCTGGGTCTTTTGCCAATGCATCCATAATGCTTTTGCGAAGCGCCACTTCCATAGGATCAGTTTCTTCCACAGCGGGTTTAGCTGGCGCAGCTGAGGTATTAACGCTAGGACCGCCAGCACTAGGTTTATTGGCGCTAGGCGCGTTAGCGACGGGGGGCTTAGATGCGGTTATTGGGTAGCGTGGAACAATTCGGTCGCTCGGTCCCTGTGAAGTAGGTGTTTGTTCAGTGCGGGCGGTTGCTACAAGTTTTTTCCATGACTCATCACTCATACCAGCGGGACGTACAAACGTTTTGCCGTCTTTGTCTGTATACATGTTGTTTACAGTAGGCGAAGCAATATTCCCAGGTTTTTCATATTTTGTACCGGGCCCGCTAGATTGCATAGTAGGCGCTCCACTAGGCGTTTTATCTTGAGCAGCCCCTTCTTTAGCGCGAATATACCGATCATAGAACGGAGTCATAGTGTCCGAACTTTGATTACCGGGGGTTAGTGCAGGACTTAGATAGTCAACATTTGCGCCTAACGCACGTGCGGGACGAATTATAGCGGTGTCAACTGCGCCAGCTAAACCACGAGGAACTAAAGCTGCAATATCCGTAAGGGCGGCTATACTTTTACCAGCGTACTCACCGCCGGTTTCACCCAATGCCCTAGCAAGTGCGTCGATCTTTTCTCTGTCAGCTTTACGTTGGGCTTCAAGTTCTTCTTCAGTAGGGACCTTGCTTTGGTCTTTACCATTAAACGCAATAATGCCGCCGCCAGCATAGTGACGACCAAGGTTAGACATGAGCTGGTCGATACTACCACCTTGAGCCGCCATGACGGGTTGGCCTTGTTGCTGCATACCGCCTAGCATTTGCTGTAGTTTCTGAACCACAGATGGTTGAGCGCCGCCCGCTTGTATGGCTTGCTGGTTCTGTGCGCCTTGACGTAGCTCGGCAATTTGCTGAAGCGCGAGTGCGGCTTCTAAATCCGGTGGAATAGCCCCGGGAGGTTGCCCCTGCTGAGCCTTCTGCACCTTCTGAGCCAAAGGTTGGGGGTTGCCTTTAAATGTATCTACAAGCTGGTCAATTCCGCCGTTCATATCAATCCCTTATGGTTTTTTAGGGCCAAGACCCAAAGAATTTAACAAGCTAGCTACGCTACCCGCGCCCGTCATCACATTTGCAAACGTACTAGGTTGAGCGGTGTTAATGTTCTGCGCAGCCAATGGTAAACCGCTAAGCAACGATTGTTGGAACTGAACCATCTTGTAGGGGTTTGCCCTAGCTTCTTCAAATGCTGCTTTATCAGCTGCGATACCTTCGGCTTCAATACCACGTTCTTGTTGGCCAGCGGCAAGTTGCTGTTGCAGGTTACGCAGTCCAAGATCAGCGCCAGAGATACCCAAGTTGCCTTGAGTTTGAGCGGCTTGCAGTGCAGTGTTAAGTCCTGCCATACCTTGCTGTGCGCCAAACTGTCTTGATTGTTCTGCGGCTGTTTGTGCAGATTGACCAAATTGAGCGGCTTGCTGTGCGCCAGTCATGGCTTGGTTCTGCTGGAACTGACGTGCGGCTTCTTGAGCTTGCTGTGCAGACATGCCATACTGAGCCATCAGCTGAGCCGCAGTCATACCCTGCGTAGCGCCAAACTGTTTAGACTGCTCGGACGCTTGTTGCGCCTGCATGTTACGGGCTTGGTCAGCGTTGTACTGAGCCATAGCATTTTGATACGCAGTATCGTAGCCCTTACCAGTGATATTGGCTAGGTTAGTTCCAAGGTTACGCTGACCTTCTGCGGTCAAGATAGCCTGACGACCACCACCAAACGCACCAGCCTTGGTCATTGCAGCTTTGTTTGCTTGCTCAGTAATATCTGCTTGACGACGTGCTTCAGCCAACTGCGGGTTAAGCGATGTCTGCAAGTACGGGTTCATGTACTGCTGGGCTTGATCTCCACCAAACGTACCGGATGTAAACGCAGTGTTTTGATACTGAGCGGGCGCTTGGAATTGGTTGGTGAAGTTTGTCGCAGTACCCGCTGCTGGTGCGTTGAACTGGCTTGTAAACTGTGTAGGCGTATACGCCATGCCTTGTGCTTTACCAGCAATATCACCAGCGGTTTGAGCCGCCGCACCGATGCCACTAGGAACTCCCAAGTTAGCCGCAGTACCAAACGCTTGTTGTTGCAAAGGTGAAGCGCCAGCGGTCAATGGGCCACCGTATTCTTGCTATGGAGCTTCGGACAGCGCCTGACCTTGACCCAGCATTGC